ACCGGCATCGTGGCCGGGCAACCGCTGTTCATCGCCAAGCGCCATCGGTCTTCGGATAACCACCGGTCGATCACATTCGGAATCAACGGCGTGCTGGTGTCGATCGATGCGACGGCGGCCAAGACGCTGGCCAACCCAATGCGCAAGCTGGCGCTGGGCAATGCGCACCTCGTCGGCACGAACTTCTACGGCGCGCTGGAGGCGTTCGCCTATGCCGCTGCGGCGGGATACCAGTCCGACGATCAGGTGGCGCTGGCCTACCAGCGGTTTGCGTTCGACCTGGGCGAGCGTGGCGAGCGGTTGCAGTGACCGACCCCATCCCCATAGCCGTCTCTGCCCACGGCTTCAGTTGGACTGCCGCAGGGGCCTGGGCGACGTTTCTGGCGCTGCTCAGCGCCCTAGGCGTCATCGTGCGCATGATCGGTCCATGGAAAAAGCAAACCACAGATGCGGAAGACAAATTGCGCAAAGACCTGATGGTTCGGGTGGAAAATCTCGAAAAGAAGCTGGAGCATAAGGACGCGATCCACGCCGCTGAGCGGGCGCTTGATCGCCACAAGATCCGCAACCTCAACCAGTGCCTCGATGCGGTGCTGATGATTCTGGAAACCGCGCCGGAGAAAACTGTCGAGGTGGTCGGGAAAGTCCGCGTCATGCGCGAGGCGCAGTTGAAAGCCGAGGCGGCCGAGGCCGCTGCCATTCATGCGGCCGAAATCGCGGCTGCCGGAGGTGAAGCATGAATATCGACAGCCTGATTGACGAGGTGATCGGCCGTGAAGGCGGTTATGTGAACCATCCGAACGACCGCGGCGGCCAGACCAATTGGGGCGTCACGCAACAGGTTGCCCGCGCTTATGGCTATACTGGCGACATGAAGGCGCTTCCCCGATCCACGGCGGCGGCCATCTACAAAGAGCGCTACTGGACTGCACCGAAGTTCGACCTGCTCGCCGCGGTATTTCCCCAAATCGCGCATGAGATTTTCGACACCGGCATCAACATGGGCACCGCGTCCGCGGCGAAATTCGTCCAGCGTGTTCTCAATGTCTGCAACCGTGGGGCCGTGGATTATCCCGACATCGCCGCAGATGGCGTGGTCGGCAGAATGACGATCGCCGCGGCGAATGGCCTGAAGGCGAAGCGAGGTGCCGCCGCGGGCGAAGTTCTGCGCAAGGCGATCGACGGCCTCCAGGCGGCTCGCTATGTCGAGATTGCCGAGAACAGCTCCAGCCAAGAGAGTTTTGCATATGGCTGGTTGGCGAGCCGGGTTGGGGTGCTGGCATGAAAAACGACTGGCTCCCCGACCGCGCTGTCCTGTTCACGGTCGGCGCTGGCCTGATCGCGGTGCTGCTCGCCCTCGTGATCGGCATATTCAATGTGAAACCTGTAGGCGCCGGACAAGCGGGCATCCCGAATTGGGCTGAAAACGTGCTGGTTGCGGTGGCAACTGGCGCGCTGCTCAAGATCGGTGATGTCATATCGGCCGTCGTCACCCTGTCGAGCAACCGCCAGGTCGAGCGGCTGGGCAACCAGTTGGGGCAATCAGCGCCAGCATCCGATTCTCCGCAATCCGTGACGATCGACCAGCCGGCGAACAAGCCTGTTCCAGTAGAAGAGCATCCATGATTTACGCTGGCATCTTCGCCGCCGGCTTCATCACGTTCCCGCTGACGGTGATCGCGATCGCCGCGCCATGAGCTTATCGGCACCTGAGGGACGCCGCGAAATGGTGACCCGCCTCATCCCCTTCGCCCTGCTCACCCTCACCGGATGCGCGCACAACCTTGCCACCTGCGACAATGCGCGCAAGGTGGCGACGGCGGCAACGGTGGTCATGGCGCGGATTTGTCCGATGGCGGTGCGTTAGCGTCGAAGCCGGGCAGGCCTAACCAGTTCACTTCCCGTCAGTCTCCCGGCGCTCAAGCTCACGCTCTACGGCCTCACGGATGAAGTCCGATCGTTTTTCCTTGTCGGCCAGCTTTGCGTCGATACGCGCTAGCGTTCCATCCGCGAATCGCGCCGGTGTCTGCTCGCCGTTGATCCGCTTCCGTCCCACGCGGGCGGCGCTACCTGATATCACCAATTGAGTCGAGCTTGTCATTTGTTGATATCACCTATTGACGCCTTAGAAGATATCACCTATTTAGATGATATCAGATACGGAGGCAAGACCGATGACGAATCTCAACCAACCGAAGCTTTCCAACCGCGCGCAGCAGGCTCTCGATTTGCTTTCGAATGGCGGGGAACTGACTTATCTTCTGGAACGCAACAGCTTCACTGGGCGCGAGCAGTTTCAGACGCGATTCAAAATTCACGGCAGCGCTGTTAAGGGTCTCGGTCATGCTACGCGGCATGAACTGGAGCGCGCCGGTTTCCGCTTCAAGACGGTCCATCGCTACTCGACCGGCGAAATCATGAAGCTGGATCACACGGCATGAGCGCCCGCAGCGCTCACTGCTGCCTCTGCGGGGAGGTTCGTCGCCCCACACAGGCTCCAGTCGAAGGCTTCAGCAATGATAGCCGCATCATCCAAATGGCCGAGCATCGCGAGATGAAAGAAGGCCGCTGGGAAGTCAGTCCGCAGATGATCGTGAGCGTGATGCTCTACCGGAATGGCGGGACCGCACCCGGTCAAACGCACATTTGCGACGGCTGCATTCTGATCGGACTACAGCAGGCCAAGAAGTTCGTGGATGAATCAATCGCAGCGCTAAGTTGATCGAAGGGACGCCCTCCCTTGGGCTATTTGGGTAAGCCCCTTCCGGCGTTCCATTTGTTCAGCATCCCGGCCTCATATGACTACGTTGCGTGTCGCGGGCCGACTCCCAATACCAGATGGCTTGCTCGGTCGCATTATCAACCGCATCTTGCGGGTTGTCACCTTTGCCGCTCCAGCGGGGATTTGCGCCGCCATCCGGGAAATGCAAATCCACCTCGGCCTCCCACTGATCGCCAATCTTACGATAGCGCCACATCCACGCCATCTTGCGCGAATCGGCGTAGGCTATCAGGCGGGAGGCGTCGGGAGGCATGCCGGTTGTTCGCGTATTGTTCGCGAGTCGGTCAAGAGCTATCGGGCCGCCCTGCACTCCCGCGCCAAGCGCCGTCCATTGTCCCACTTCGCCACGTACATAGCCATCCCGGCGCGCAACTGCTCACAAGCGGCATTCTTGCTGCCAGCATAAACCTGCGCAACAGTCCGCCCATACCTGTCCCGCGTAATCGGTGCGATCGTCACGCCGCCGCGTATCAGTTTGGCCAGATGCGCCTTGCTCTTTACCGGGTCGCCGGGTGCGCAGGCGCGGCCTTTGCGGCAATGTCCTGGCAGTTCCGGCGCGTCGATGCCGAGCAGCCTGACGCGCTCGTTACCGCAGCGTAGGGTGTCGCCGTCGATCGGAGCGCATTGCGTGGTCGGCGTCCAGATGGAGAGCAGGAGGATGGGGACGATCATAGCGGACGCCCATGCACGCCGTAGCTGGCGCGGTAAAGCGCGTCATCTTCCTCCGCCTGCCATGCGTCACGGTCGCCTCTTGATCGCCAAGAATCCCATAGCATCACAGCAACCAACACCGGCGGGAATAGGGCGAGAACGAGGATCGTTGCGGCCAGTTGAACATAGAAGACGGTGGTCGACCAAATGTACGATTTTCCGCGAACAAACTGCGCTATCCGACCACTTTTAATTGACTTAGCATGGTCGACAACGACGCTCATCACCCCTCCCCCAAATTGCGGATGGCGGCGGCGATGGCATGTCCAGCATCATGACTTCTCCGCTCATCATGCTCGGCTTCGACATATTCTTTATCAGACAAATGGCCCCAAGAGGCCGCCACCTTGGCCGCCCTCTCCATCGCGTCGGCTTCGAAGCGGGCGAAGGCTTGGACGGCGCGCGACATGTATGGTTCGCAGTCAGACGCCTTCACATCGATCAGCATCAATTCAGCCGCCTCTCTCGCCCTTTGCGACACAGCGATAGGGTCAGTCATGGGCGGGTTCCTTCTGTCTGCGATCAGCCAGAACGCGACGGGTTTCGTAGGGGCGCATCTTCATGGATGGCTCATGGGTCACGCCGTCGCTGGTGTATGGATTTGGCGTTAGCCCAAGGAAGTCACCCCATGTGTCGGCTTCGATCAAAGCCCGGTCCCGCGCTTCTTCCAACGTCAAACCTTCGAAGTTGGTGTAAACGCTCCCTGTGCGATGGGATGCGACCGTGATGGTGAATCCTTCCGATGAGACAAGGTCCACATAGAACGTCGTCCGCTGACAACTTTCGTGCATCGAATACATGCGGATAGACTCGATGCGATGCGCCTCCCGGCTCATTCGCCCGAACCTCCCTGCTGGAGGGTGCGACAGTCCCTGCATTGCTCGAAATCCAAATCGCCATGCTCGCAGGGTGTGGTCATCGCGCGCACGAAACTTTCTCGTTGCAATCTGCGATGGTCTGCCTGTTGCTCGGGTGACAAGGCATTGAAGCGATCCATGGCATCCTGAACTGTTTTCGCAAGGCTGCTCATGCCTTCCCCTCCCCGCTCTGGAGGGCGGCGCGCAACCCGCGCTCGATCAGGTCATAGGCTTCCGGGTTGTGGAACGGATCGAAGCCGGGGCCATAGAACTCCTTCGCGAAAGCCACTGCGATCGTCTGGAATTTTTCGTCGCCGATCTGCACCGCCTTCGGGTCCGTTCCATCATCGCCCATGGACATTGTCTGGTGAGCGTGCACGACTGCGCGTTCAAGCCCATCAACCTCACCCGCCCCGGTGCCAGCGGATGCGAGGGCATCATCAACGAATGCTGTAACGATCCGGTCAAGTGAGTTGTAGTTGATCGTGCCGACGATCTTGTGGCCTTCGTAAATCTCCAGCGGCACAGCCTCCGCTGCGCCCCGATAGCCGCATGTCGCTTCGGCCACTGCTTCGCGCAATTGCTGAAAGCCGCAGCGGCCACCCGATCCCATGCGCGAATATACAAGGCCCCCCGCTTTATCCTTGTCAGGTGCGGACTTCGCAAACGCGCGCGCCTTCTGCCTCACAGCCTCGACCGCTGCCAATTGGTTGGGATGCAATTCCCCCTCTGCGGCTGGCTCTTCAGGAAGAGGGAGGGCGCGAATTGCCTGCGAACACCCGCGTGCGACGTTTGTGGCGACTTCGATCTGATCGCCAGTTAGGCCATTAACCTCAGCGATGATGCGCTTGTTCGGGTCAAGCCAAGCGTCGCACACAGCCGCAGCCGCCTCCCGCATAGCCGCCACATCGCCGTTGCGCGTCACTTCGTCCATTGTGCCACCTCCGTTGCAGTCATGGGCCGCGTCTGGCGACAATCGACGCAAGACATTTGGCCGGTCATCATCATTGCGGACCACCTATGAGCGCAGGGGCCGCCGATAATCTGGATGCTCGGACCCACCCCGGCATCGTCCGTTCGCGCTGGGGTGGCGAGGGCTTTTTCGGCCATCTTGAGAATGCGGCCAATCGCCCACGGATCGCGTTCCGTTCCGTCGGATGAAGTAGCGGACGATGCTTCGGCGCGGATAGCAGCGATGATATCCCGCAGCCCAACCGGCTCAGCGGCGGGAGGGTGGGTCTGCATGGCCGTGATAGCGTCACGCGCCCGTTCCATGCTGGCATTGCGCATATCATCGATCCTGCTGTCGAAGTTGGCAGTACCTTTGTATCCCCACCAATGATCGATAGTCGCCCAATCGCTAGGGTCTATTGCGCGTGCGATTTGCTCGACATCCGCCTCCTGTCCGAGTGGGCGGTTCGTGTGATGCGCGAGGTCGCGAAGCATTCCCACAGTCAGGTCTGCGCCGTAACGAGACATCAGGAGGTAGTCATCGGCCATATGCGCGCACTGGCCGATGAACTTCAAAACAGGCTTGGCATCTTCACGAGCGCCCAGAACATCATTCCCAAAAGCGCCACTATCACCGCCAAGTCTGTTAATCTGCCGTCGCCCTTCATCGCCAGCCTCCCGTGCCTCTATTTCTTGGTCGTCCACCACCTCCCCGGCCTTTGCGTTTTCTGCGGGTTGGGCGAGGGCGGCATAAGCCTCCATCACAGCGCGAAATTGCGAAGGGCCGAACCAGTCGACTATCCGTTCGCGGCAACCAGTTACGCCATCATCGTTCCAGCCGCTGTCATCGACATTGCGTTGCGCCCATGACGCAAACGGCTCCAGCGCGCTCCGCAAATCCTGCGCAACCTCGCCAGCGGGCATCCGGGCGGCGGGGGTGGAAAGGGCGGTAGCGTCACGATGGTTGAAGCCTCGCAACATCAACAGTTGTGCGAGCGCCAAACCAGCAAGCGATAGAATCGCCTCATCAGCTTCTTCCCGAACATCCGCTCCCAAATCTCCATCCGGGTTCTGATCAAATACGTCCTGATAATCACATAGAGACTGGCCCATGCGTCCGAGAAAATCGGTTTGAGTTCGGGCCATATCGTGCTGTGCAGACATGATAACGGCGTCCAGCGCAGCCGCCAGCGCGGGTTCGGTGGGGGTGGTCGAGGTCATTGGGTGGGTTCCTTGATCCTGGCTTTGAATTTCGGGGCCGCGGTAAAGCAGGCTTGGATCTTGGCGTTCACTCGCCCGATCGAATCCGCCAGCAGATCGCGACGCGGTTGCAGCGTGTAGTTGGCTGGCTCTTGGCGGCAGCGGGTGCCATCAATCCACTCGCTCATGCCCGACCTCCAAAATATCCCGCACGATCCAGGCGCTCACCCAGAAGCGCGACGACCAAAAGGAAACCCATGCCGAGCACGGCGGCGGTGTGGGCGGGTCTGGCGTCGGTCAACCATCCGAGTTGAGACAAGACGGCGACAGCCAGCGCGGCGTCGAGCGCTTTGAAGAGATTGCGGTTCATGCGTAGAACCCCCATGCCTTAGTCTCGTCCACCCCAAACAGGTTGAGGCGAAGGCGCAGCAGTCGAGCGCTTTTCCGACGCCCGGCCGCATCGCTCGGGTATTTGCGGTCCATATGCGCGTTCATCTCATGATCGGTTTCCAGATCATTGAGCCAGTCGCGCTCCATCCTTCCGAGCGGCTTCCGGTTATGTCCAAGTACCACGACCTCCCGAAACATCTTGCCCCGGAAACCTCCGCACTTCCGGCACCATCCCGCGCCATTGGTGTAGGTCGAATGGCCGGGGCGATTGCGGCCCCAGAGGTGGTTGCAGGCGACATCGCGCTGGTACTTCTCGAACGCCTGCCGCTCGGCGTCAGCTATCGTCTCACCCTCTCCCCGGATGAATGTGCCACGCGGGAAGGCTTCGAAGAACGGGACGGCAGGGACAATCCCATGTCCCCATTGGACGGTGCAATCGTCGGGCCACGCACAGGCAGGCGCGTAATCGGGGCTGGAGTGAAGCATGGACGATAAGCGATGTTCCGGCGTCCCGGCGATGTGATGTGCCGCGATCTTCATGCGGCGCCTCCGTTGAGGCTGGCGGGCGTACTGACATCGATCGCGTAGACCATGACCGGATCATCCCCGAAATGCGGGTGCGTGATGGTGCGGATCATCTCGCCACGATACTGCCGGGTCAGGCGCGTCTTGCCTTCCACGCCGCCGCCCTTGGGATATCCGCGCAGGAGGATGATGCGGTCATAGGTCCGGTTGCGCAGGCGAGCGATCCAGTAATCGGTGACAAGCCGGTATTCCTCCAGCTTCTCGCCGTCGCGAATCTGGTCGAAGTAGATGCCTTTGATCGGGATGATGAGGTCAGCCATGGGCCGCCTCCCCGTTCAAGCGGGCGTTCCAAGCCTCTGCCGCATCCGCCGCGCTGTGCTTGATCGGCCCCTTCGCGCCGCACTTGGTGCAGCGGATCAGATAGTTGGATGTGTCACGCTTCTCGCGTTCCATCTGCTTCTTGAGGAAGTAGCCTTTGGCGCGGGTGTTCGTGTGGAATTTCGTGCCGCCGCAGAACGGGCAGGCTTTCAAGGCGATTCCGCCTGCGGTATTGGTGTCAGCATCCATGGCGATGTCTCCATCATCGTGTTGGTCAGGCCCCGGCGCGATGCCACTCGCGTTCGGGGCCGATTTTTCGATGTGAAGATGAACCACCGCCCTAAGGTGCACCTCGCACCTTTGAACCGCGTTTAAGCCCGGAAAGCTGTGACAAGATCACCCGAAGGCGTCAGGAAAACCCTGACAAACCGGTCAAATCGGAACCGGATAGCGGGTTTTGTAAACCGAAGGTCGGGGGTTCGATCCCCTCATCCGGCACCAGTATTTCCGGGCTTTTGGCTCAATTCACATCATGGTTCGAAGGTGCGCGTGAACCTTCAATAAGTCAATGCCTCAGCCGCGTTGGCGAGGAATGATGGTGAAAATCTTCCATAAACGCGCTCGGTGATTCGGCTATCAGTGTGGCCAAGAAACTGAGCAATCTGAGAAAACGGCGTGTTTGCCTCTGCCATCCAGACGGCGGCACTGTGTCGCATCATGTGTGGCGTGGCCTTCAAGCCTGCCCGGCGCGCGGCGGCCGCAAATCCGTTTTTGATCGATGCAACCCTTTCCCTACCATGCTCGACTACAAAGTCAGACATCGCGCCTGATTTAGCATCTTCCAAGGCGGCGCGAAGCTGCGCATTCATCGGCACGGTCGCCCGGTATTTACTCGTCTGGACGCGCTCATGCGGATTGAGGATGATGACGTTGCGGTCGAAGTCCACCCGGTCCCAAGTCAGATCCAACAGCGCATTGGTGCGCGCGCCGGTGCCGACCGCCAACTGGAGGAAAAGCCGAATGTGCGGGGCCTGTGCATTATCCAGGAGTCTCCGAAATTCCGCTTTGCTCAGGTGCCCAACCGTCGATGACGGGAAGGCTGGCATTTTGATGAAAGGTGCCTTGCTTATCAGCTTGGCCTTTTCCGCCCAATTGAGGGCCGCCCGTATCACCGCCAGTTCGTTGCGGACTGTGATCGGCTTGCAGTGCGAGCGCTTGGCCCGGTAGTCGTCTGGCGTCTTGCCATCGACGCGCGCAACCGGGAGGTTGCCCCAGAACGGTTTCGCCGCCTTCCACGCGACCGTTGCCCGCTTGATCGAGAGCATCGACGCCTTCTCAGCCAGATATGCGTCAACCGCCTCGCCCACCGTATGTGCCTGCCCGCCTATTGACCGGCGTTGCCAGAATGAACGAGCTGCGGCCTCTGCCGACGCTCGATCAGCCGTTCCAAGCGAATGTCTGTGGCGTCGTCCCTCCTCATCTGTCCAGACGATGGCGAGCAGCTTTCGGTATCGTTGCAGGGTGTAGTCTCGCATTCAAATCGTTCCACTTCGTCCGCCCTGATCCGCAAAAGCTTGCCGCCCAACTTGAACGCCCGGAGACTTCCGCCCCGAATCAGGGAGTAGACGGTATCTGTTCCACAGCCCCAGTGCTCGGCAAGGCTGGCAACGCTGAAAACCTGCACACCCACTACCCTTCCTCCCCCCGCAAAGCAGCGTCGATCATGGCGCGGTAAACCAGAACCGCCCGTGTCCCTTTGCTTGGCACATGGTCCAGATTCTTCATTTCAGGCTCATCGCGAAGCCATTGAGGTATTTCATACCCAGACCTCTCAAGATGCTTAAATAATGCCCGTGGCGTTTTTGGCTCCATATCCATCCACATGATGATTTGGCGCGCAAGCCCATCCCATTGGGCCTCGGTTGGCTCTTGCATGGCGTTAATAGCAGCGCGGGCGTGTGAAATATTGCAATGCCAGTTTGGTTTTGGCCAATCTGAAAATGTGCTGGCTTGCACGTCAGGGTCAATTCCATTGACGGTGGTAATCGCCCGCGCCACCCTTTCAATCATCTCGCTCATGGGGTGTCGGCCTTCTGCTGGGCTGGCGGAAGCCGATAATGTCCTGCTTCTGCAAGCCTGATACGGTCGGCCATGATTGCGAAAACTTCCTCAGCGGAGCGGTATTCAATGCCTTTGATCGGTCGTCTCATGTCGAGGAAGTCGATAGCCCTCTCCCCCGCCTCCACCCGATCCAGCAGGGCTTCGATGCTGTTGCGCATGGCGACGATGAGGGCATAATCAACATCGCGGGCTTTGGCTGCCCCATCATGACCGAACGCAACTCTCGTAAAGCCAACCTGCTCCGCTCCATTTTCAGAAATACGATTGTATGGAGCGCGAACACTGCCGCCGCCAGACCAGACGCGCCAAGGCCCGCCCGTCGCCTTCGCCAGCAGCGCGCGCAGTTCTGCGATGGTGTCAGTCATGGCGTGCCATCCTCTCGGTTTCGCGTTTGCGCGACTGCTCGATCGACCATTCCCACATCCGTTTGCGCTCTTCTTCATGCTCGCGGATACGCTCGGCGGTAATGTTCATGCGCGCGGCGACGGTCGGATATGTCTCCAGCAACCATGGCCATTCATCGGCTTCCAACTCATGCAGCCCGGTAAACTCATCTGCATATCTGTCAGCCATCTTGTTCCACGCCAACTCGGCTTCTCGGCAATCGGGATGCAGCGAGAACGAACCGAAGTCGCCGTCAAACTTGCCGGAATAGGTCAGCGCTTCATCGCCTTTGCTGAGCATAGTGCCGCAACCATCACACCTTCGAGGCTTGCGAACCTTGACCACCTTTTCGCTGTAGAATTCAACCATGCCCCACCTCCACCACCCGCAGCGGCAACGGAGGCCGCGATGCCGGGTCAACATCATCCACCATCCTGTCAGCATAAAGCGCCTCATGCTCCGGGCAGACGAGGCGGTGATTGGCGGGCGCGCCACACTCGACGCAAGCGTCAGCCCCTTTTTGCTGCCGGCTCACGACATCACCCGATGCTTGCAATCCGCGTTCGGCCGCTCGAAACCAGTGACCGCGCGCGGACGATGCAGCACGATAGGCGGGTTCCGGTCGCCCATCGCATGGATGTTGCGCCAGCGGGTTTCTTCGGGGCGTTGGGGGCGGGTCATGCTGGCTGGCCTTCTGTTGTGTGGGCGTGAGTCTGGTGGACAGGCATATGGATGCCGTAGATCGCCATGCCGAGAATATCGGCCAGATTGGGTTCCGCCATCAGCACGCCGATGACGCGTGATCCGATAGCCGATGTGTCGCCACCCATTTTGTGCAGCGTATCGAAAAGCTGGTCGGTGTGGACCTCAAAGGTGACAGTTCGCGTCGCCATCTCAAAATCTCCCGCATCGGCAATTTCTCCATTTCGCCGATGCTATGCTGCCCGTGTCCGCGTCAGGGGTTCGCCGCGGGTGGAGGCGTGGGGATCAGTAAGGAATGGCCTCGCGATCAGCCTTCGCCGCAGCCCGCTTCGCCGCACTGGCAGCGGTGGCGCGACGACGGCCTTCTTCCTGGGCGAGAGCGCGGGCTTTGAGCGGGGCGAGTTCGGCCAGTAGCCGCCCCTTGTCCTTGATCAGCCGACCGATCGCCTCGCGTTCCGCCTGCATTTCCTTGCGCCACTTGGTGCGCTCCTCGGACTGGATCGCCAGTATCCGCGCAATCCGTGCCTCATGCGTCTTCTTCAAAACAAACATGCTAATCTCCTCTCAGGCCGCGCGGGCCAATCCGCCTTCGCGCAGAATGTGGTCCAGCATGATCCGCTTCGCCTCTGCGGCCGGCAGGTGCTGGTTCTTCATCAGCCGGAAATATTCAGATCGCAGGCGCGGCGGACACCACGCCATCTTGCGGCTTTGGTAACTGGCAACACGCTTGCGGATGGCGTCGGGCGTGGCGCAGGCTTTGGTGGCGATCATCTTAGCCAGCCCATCAGCCTGACGCGCACGCTCCCGCTCGATGAAGGCCGGGTCTTCACGCAACTTTGCTAGCGTGCGGGCATTTGACCGTGCCTTGTTCGCCCGGAAATGCGGGTCGGCCCATTGCGCCTTGCAGTTGCAGGACCGGCAGCGCTTTGCCTTGGCGCTTTTTGGGTGGGGGCAGTCGGTCACGCAGCCGCCGCCATCGCATTGGTTTCCTCACGCGCACGCTGCGCCATGGCTTCGGCTTCCGCGTCGTTGAACGCCTCGCCGCGCTGCTCGTCCGCCGGGCCTTCGCCGAACGGGTCTTCGTCGGACTGGTCGGCAGCACGATCGGCGTCAGCGGCAATCTGCTGGATTTCGTCCATGATCGGCCGCAGTGTCTGCCGGGCCGCCTTGCCTTCGTCCGTCGCCCACCACTTCTTGAACGCCTCGGCACCGCCGCGCGCCTTGTCGCGGGCAAGGTCCATCAACTCCTTCTGGCGCTGCGCCTCGCCCTCGCCTTTCGCCCATTCGGCCATGGCGGCTCCGGTGGCTTCGCCCATGGGGCGGCGCGGGTCGAACAGGTTCTTGAACTGGTCCGACACCTTGATCTGATGGACAGGGCAACCGGGTGCCACCGGATCGAGGATGATCATCGCCGTCATTTCGAACATCAGGTCGCCGTCGCTGGCCGGATCCCACGGAACATCCTTCCGCCGGGTCTTGGTCGCGCGCGCGTTCTCGATGTTGTTGCCGAAGCCCTTCTGCATGACCGGCTTGGCGCGGGTGCAGATGATGATGTTGGTCTTGGCGCGAACGATCCGATCAATCAGGCGGCGATACTTCGGCTTCACCTCGGCCCATGCCAACTGGCCGAACTTCGAGGGGTCTACTTCATAGCGACCATTCGCCCGCTTCTGCGCCTGCTCTACCAGGCGGTCTAGCGCCTTGGCCTGCTCGTCCAGCACGCCGCCGACGCCCTCCCATGCGTGCGAGAAGCTATCTAGGATGACGACTGGCAACTTCGCCGCCTCAGCCGCGTCAATGACTTCGATCCAGCGGTCCACGCCAAACCCGATCAGTTCGCCATCGTCGTTGATGGCGGTGAAGTCGAAGTGCAGCATTTCCGGGAATGCTTCCTTATAGTGCAGCGCCCGCTTGTTCTCGGTGTCAACATAGCCGATCGGGGCGCCCTTCTTGCCGGTCATGCTTTCGGCAATGCCGCGCGCCACGCGCAGGGCAGTGAACGTCTTGCCGGTGCCGGACCCGCCAGACAGGCCAAGGGCGATCGTGCGCGGCTCCGTGATTTCGTGGACGGGAATGAACCTGATAGCCATTAAAATTCCTCCTCAAATTCGCGTTCGACAAGCCACGCCGGGGCATCGACTTCGTGCATGCCGATCGGGTAGCCGGGCCAGTTGTTGGCGGTGATGCAGTCAGACCAGATTTTTCGGGCGCGGGCGGCGCGGCGCTTGGCCATCGCCTCGAATGAACCGGAAAGCCGAATCAGCGTGACTTCGTGCGGCTTGGGCTTTTCTTGGAAAATGAACACGAACGGGCGAATTTCGCCGGTCGCAGCCCACCAGACAGCGCGGTAATGCTCCTGCTGGATATCGTAGCCGTAATTCAGGATGGCGCGCATGCAGGCGTCGGGGCTGGCGTCCTCGATCGTCTTGAAATCGTAGATGGGGCCGCGGATATCGGCGTCCACATTGTCGAACATCGTCCGGCACCACACGCCCTCGACCTGGGCGATCGCGCACAGTTCGGAACGATCCGGGTCTAGCGTTATCCCATGTTCCAGCAAGCGAGCCGCGGCGATATCGCGCATAGACTCGATCTGCTCAACCTCGGCGGCCTGCAACGGCGTCTGCCCGCGCTTGCGGGTGTCAGCGATGAAGTCTTTGGCCGCCGTCGTGCTGGCCGCACCATTCTTCGCCAGCACAGCTTCGGGAATTTGCACATATTCGTCGCCGAAGCCCAGCACCGCCCGATGCGCGGCGCGGCCGATATCGAACGTCTTTTTGTTGACCGCCTCCCATTCGGGGTTGAGGCGTGGGCTGGCATGCCATGCGTGTTTCGGCGAACGCTTTATCAGCAACTTGGCGAGCGTGGCCGACAGGCTGGGTTCGGGCGCCGGGTCGGAATGATACGCGGCACTTGGCAGGCGTATTACTTCGCCGACAGAAACCGGCGCGGGCTTTGGCGTGACAGGTGCAGGCGCTTCACGGTCGAACGCCTCATAGATGTCGCTATGCTCCTTCGCGGGTTCGCGATAGTCGAGGGCGAAAGGGTTGTCCGTCATGGTCAGAACCTCAGCGAGACGTTGGGAACATCGCCGGCCTTGATCAGCAGCACGATCTTGCGGGCGGTTTCTTCGTCGGTGCCGCAGGTCATGATGGCTTCCTTGGCGGCCTTCATGACGGCAGTCCGATGCGCCTGATCAGCGTCACGCTCGGCCTTCTCGGCGGCGATCCGATCAGATTCCGCCTGACGATCCGCTTCGATTTTCGCGATGCGATCGCGCTCAGCCTGCGCTTCCGCAAGCTGGGCAGCATGTTCGCGGTCGCGACGGTCCTGCTCAGCGCGCGCGGCCTGCTCGGCTTCACGCTGCGCCCGCTCGGCAGCTTCGACCTTGGCGCGTTCGATACGCTCTGCCTCTGCCTTTTCGGCGGCGACACGGCGTTCCTGTTCAGCCTGCGCGCGCTCCGCAGCTTCTTGAGCGGCGCGCTCGGTAGCGGCTTTCTCGGCTTCGATCCGCGCCGCTTCCTGACGGTCAGCTTCCGCCTTTTCGGCAGCGATGCGATCAGCTTCTGCGCGCTCTGCCGCCGCCGCTCGCAACGCCTCCAATTCGGCGCGTTCGGCCTCTTCCCGCGTCAGTCTGGCAAGCGCGGCCTTGAGGACATCAATGGCAGCATCCTTTGCGGTCTGCGCCTCATCCACCATGTCGCGGAACTCTTCCGGGTCAAGCGCCGTGCCATGGACAGCGGTGCCACGCTCGCGGATAGTCAGTGACGTATCGTCCAGCGTCACGACCGACGACGCCTTGAAGCTATCGATAATTGTGCGGCAGTTGAGAACCCGCGCCTTCTCCGCCTCTTCCCACTCAGTAAGCGGCTTGCGAACCGACTTCGCCAGTTCCTCCAGCGTCTCGCGGGCATCACGACGGGCAGCATCCACGACGCTGATCTTGGCGCGCGCCTCCTCGTTCAGCTTCTTACCGGCGTCATCGATCGCCGTCTTCGTGCGGGTGATCTTAAAGGCGAACGACTTGATCGCATCACGCCCCTTCGCGGTGGACACGTCCGGCTCGAAAGCCTCGATCTCCCGCTTGATATGGGCGAACAGGTCGTCGCGTTTACTGGCATCCACCAGCACAAGTTGCGGCGTCTGCGCGACGATGACGGCGATATCGCCAGCGGTCGCGGACTGTTCAATGGTGGCATCACTAGCCATATTCAAAAACCTTTCGGATTAGGCACGAGCAGCAAAAGCCCGCCGCCGATGACGATGATTGCGATGGCCGCGACGATGATGACGCCCATGGGCCAGTGTTCGCGGGGCGCGTCTGGTTCGCGGGGTGGAGCGCGGAGGATCATGGGCAGCACCTTGGCGACCCGCCGCACATGTTTTCGTGCGCACCCGGCTCAAAGTCGGCTACATCAGCAGGCCATTCCGACCATCGACCGCATGAGTTGCACTCGAACTCAATTACGCCGCCACGCTCACGCAGGCCGTCCGGCATCCAGTCACGGTCGTAAAGCTCCACCTCATCCAGCAATGGATGTTTGAACGGCTTTTCGCCACGATCCTTGGCGACTTGGCTTAGAAGGTCATACGCCTGCCCAATGCGGCCATCTCTCCATCCGCCATCGCCTTCGTATGATTGGCGTGACGGGATGCCCGGAACGTCGCTCACGACACCACCTCTAGACCGCGCGCCGCCCGCATAGCCTTCACAGCCTGAGCTGGCGGGACATAAGGCACATAGATCCCAGACCGCGAAATGCGCTCGACCTGCTCAACCAGCGTATCCACCCGAGACAGCCGATCGTTCGCGCCGAACTGGCCGCAGATGTCCGCGCCATCCGCGTCAACGCGATCGGTCAGCGCCAGATAGCCCCGGCGCGCGTCATTCAGTCCATGCCGAACTGCGCTGAACGTCATCGGCCCGCAGCGGTGGCGATTGCCCTCCAGCATGGAGATCGCCGCGTCTATGCGGGTCACCGTCCGCTTAATGAGGCCTGCCGCGCGGACAGACGCATCAGCGTGATATTCCGCGCTTGTGGCGCAGTCGGAGCGGGTCATGACTGCGCACCGGTGGCGCGGGCATAACGAATGTCCCAACCCTTGCCGCACAGCCAATAGCCGCAACCTTGGAGAGAATTGTCATCCTCGCTCGTGAGGTGGCCGAAAGCCGCATATCCTTTGTCCCGCAGGCTGCGGTGGATTTTGTTGACCTTGCGCGGAGTCCAACCGGCATCCGGCTGATCGTGGTTCAGGTCAGCAGAAATCTGCGCAGCGCTATATGCAAGATCGCCGCTCATCTGCATGATGACGGACAATTCCTCAGCGGTGACGTCCGCCGCGATATCGCCCTGCTTCAACTCGGTGGACATAAATCCTCCTCACAAAACTAAACTGAGCCGCGCGGCGGATCGAAACCCGCCGTCTGGGCAGGTTAGGCGGTGGTAGTGATCCGCTCGGGCGAGCAATTCGCCCAGATGCGCTTCTTGAGTTCGGCATGATCTTCGCCGGTGCGCTCGGCTTCCGCCTGCGTGAGGAGGTCGAAAGACTGACTCCCCAATCCGATGAGGTAGGCCAATCGACCGTCGTACTGGACCTGCCGAAGCAGGTGCAGGACAGCTTTCTCCGCTGCGCTCATGCCGCGTGATCCAGCTTCATGATCTCACCGGTCGAATAGCGGTGAACCGTCTTGAAGCGGAAGCCAGCCCGCTCCAGTTCATGTCGGGTGGCATGGCCCAGACCCTTTACGGCGCTGCCGCGGATCTTGAAGCGCGTCTGAAACTGTTCGCGACCGGTGAAGCTGTTGCGCTCCAGCAGATAGGTCAGTTCACCACCATTCGACAGCAGATCAAGGGCCTGCTGAGCGCGGTTGGAAAGCTTCGGCTGATTTTCCATCTTCAATCCCTCATCATGCGGAGCGGGTGGCTCCTGATGCCGGGTCTGCGCTGGAGGCTCACCGGCTGATGGGGCTATGTTTGCGCCTTGCTAACTTCTTCGTCAAGGAAAATGTTTGCGTTGTGCTAACTTTGTGCAGCAGGCACGAAAAACCCCGCCGCGACGGATCGGGCGGGGTTGGGGTGGGCGTTAGCGGTTAGGCGGCAGGAAGCGCGGGCGGCGCCAGTGTGGCGATAGCTAACTGAGCTACCGATGGCGGCAACTCACCCTTCTTCACCTTCGTGGCGAGATAACCGCTGAACTTTCCACCTTCCAGGTACTCGTCTTGCAACCAGTTGCGAAAGACGCCCAGCGCATCGACGGGGTAACACCAAGATTCTTGGGGATTGGACTTCGCCTGCGGATGGCTGTCGGGATAGTGATGAGGATATTTGGCGCGATCGGAGTATTTGACCGAAAGCTCTTTCGCTTCCCAATGCTTTGACCAGTGGCTTCCGATCGATATATCGACAATGAACTTTTCACCAATCTCCGCACCAGCCTGTATCAGCTCGTAGATTATGGTGTTGGCTTCGTTGAACACATGGAAATAGCCTTTAGGCGCTGACTGAAAATTAAGCGCTATGCGTTCATGCCACTTAACAAAACGGTCTGCGCCCGTTGGGTCGTATCCAACTTGACTATAGATCATCTCGCGCAGCTTCGATCCTGCGAGAAGACGAAAATTGTCTCTGGCTTCGGGCTGGCAGTTCGATCCCGCGTCGAACGCGTAATACTCAAGCACAGATAGGCACACCTCTGCCGGATAGCAGTAGTGAGTTCGCCCACCGTGGGTTATCTCGATATGCGCTGCGGCAGCATAATAGCCAGCCTTTGCAAGCGTTCCCTTGATGGACTTTATGCGAGGCTTTTCATCCTCTTCGTTCCACTGGGAACTTATCGTGCCGATATGGGCGTTTTTAACGCCGCACAAGGCCGCGAGTCCGCGCTGATTAAGATATGGCGTCCCATCGGACAGCACGCCCATCCCGATCTCGCCAATGTCAGCATTTTTCTCGATGCCAAGGCCTAGTACGCCCTGAGGATTACTGATTTCCTCTGACGCCGTTTTTGACGCCAACACCTTGATTTTTCTAGCGTTTAGACTGATTTCCTTTGACGGTTTACGCGGCGAACTCATATAAAGAAAACTCCAAGTAGCTTCGCTTGGAGGCCTTGACGACGGCGCTACAAAGGCACATACGCACGCATACAGACATTACTGAGCCTCCCAAGCTTCAGTTGCGAAAACGCCGGCGGTGAACCTTCCAAGTTCCGCCGGCGTTCTTGTTATAGTCCGTCTTAGGCTATTCTGGAATACCCTATCGTTACGATACGGTTAACGATCCCGCACCCCACTTATCCCCAGTAAAATCCCGATAGGAAACACGACGAACCGTTTTCCTATTTCCTACACGCCCCGACTCGCGATAGAACAAACGTAGAACAGAACGAGTCGAGGCGTTGGTGATGACCATACTTGCTGAACCCGCATGTGACGTGGGATGTCGCACCTGCCTCATGGGTTGCGCGATTCTGCCCGCTCGCCTTTCTTGGTGGGAGCGCGAGATTGAACGGCTTTGCCGGGAACGGTCGGCTCGCCCTGGCTCGACCGAAATCCGCCGACAGCTTTCAACTGCGTTAGCTGCGCATGAAGGCTTGACGCGACAACACGCTGATAGTCCTCGTTCGTTGCCCCAACCGGCAACTCGCGCATCGCGATCCCGACCATCTCCTCCAGTTCATCAGCACTAGGAAGCGGGACGCCTTCTTGAGCGCCGTCAATTAACTCGCCTGGCGACCGGCCAAGCGCTTTAGCAATGGCCGCCAGAGTTGACTGCCTCGGCCTGCGCTTGCCGCTCTCATACTGGCTGATCATGCCTTTCGATGATGGCGGATCCATAGCAGCAACGAGTTGTTCCATCGTCAATCCCGCCGCCAAACGGCAAGCTGCTATCTGATTCTTCCATCGCTCTGTCATGTTTTCGTTTTGACGGAAGCGCGAGGCAATTGCGTTATGCGCTGCGCTAACATTTGGCCTTGAATAAATGTTAGCACTGTGCAAACTATGCGGCATGCAAGAGGCTCTCACCCCAACGTCACTGAGCAATGCCGCAGGCATTAGCGTCCCCTACGCCAGCCAAATCCTTGCGGGGAAGAGGCAACCATCGCGGGAAATCGCGCTGAGCATCTACAAGGCGACCGGTCGCAAGTTCGGTCATCTTTCGAGCCTCAGCGACCGTGACGTTAAGGCGCTGGCTCGCTTGGAAGCCAAGACGGCGGCGGCGGCATGACCCTCGCCCTCATCGCAAAAATCATCGGCGCGGGGTTTATCCTCGGCCACTCGATGTTCGCCAAGAGGCGCGCGGACGCCGGTGAGTTTGGTGACGCGATCGTTCATGCCATCACCGCGATTGGCTGGATGCTTGTTTCGGGGTTTGCGGCATGAGCGCGCCAAACGACTTCCGAGCCAAGCTCATAAAGTTGATGCCGGGCTATGACTGGACCGTCCACAAAGCGGCAAAGGGCGCGACCAAGCTCGTCGCCACGGGCATCCAAAGCAGCGGCTTCAACCGGCTCTCCACGCTGGAGGTCACTTGGACTGCGCGCGAGAACGGCGACTGGTTTACCGCTCGATCGGCTGGCTTCGGCAAGCGCGCGCCGTGGCTGCTCGATAATGGGGATACCACCCTCGCTCGCGCTCTTCGTGGTTTGCAGGACCGCTACAGGCAGACCGCCGCGACTTATGCCGGTCATGAGCGCGCGCTCCAAAATGGGCGGGAGGTGGCGCAGTGACCTCCCCCCTCACCGAATTGCAGGCGCTTGGTCAGGCGTTTGATGGTGGCTGGCGGGATTGCCGCATAGGCTCCTGCCATCGCCATCAGGAGTGCATGTACGTGCGCTGTCGGGTTGCGGCTCCCGCCGACGACGTCGACGCCTGCGCAACCTGCGGCGAAATCGTCTGCAATCATTCCGACGCTGACTATCAGGGCTGGAGTGATTGTGCGGCTGGGCTTGCTCCGGTGGAGGGCGAGTAGGTGGAGAAGCTGCGCGTACTCGATCTTTTCAGCGGCATCGGAGGGTTCAGCCTTGGGCTTGAACGCACTGGCGGCTTTCAGACGGTCGCCTTCTGCGAGATCGAAGAATTCCCGCGCCGTGTGCTGGCGAAGCACTGGCCCGATGTCCCCTGCTATGATGATGTTAGGACGCTGACCTGTGACCGACTTGCTGCCGATGGAATTGCCGTCGATGCCATCTGTGGCGGATTCCCCTGCCAGGATCTTTCGGCGAGCGGTTCCGGCCTTGGCCTTGAAGGAGAACGAAGCGGACTGTGGTGGGAATTTTTCCGCCTCATTTGCGAGCTTAGACCGCAATGGGTTGCGCTGGAAAACAGCCCAGAGCTGTTGGATGGATGGCTCGGCCACATTCTCGGAGCGCTGGCCTCGATCGGGTACGATGCGGAGTGGGACTGCATTCCAGCGTTCGCCGTTGGTGCCCCTCACCGACGTGACCGGACATGGCTTGTTGCCTACCCCAATGGCGTCGGACAACCGGGACCGGGGGGACTTGACCTCGCCGTGCATCCAGCGCCGCTTTCGTTTGGGGAAGCAAACGCACTTGTCGCATCGGTTCAAAGGAATGCCGTGCCCTTCGTGTGTGGAAGGCATGATGGGGTTCCCGCTAGGCTGGCTAAAGATCAGCTCCACGCCCTCGGAAACGCGGTAGTCCCGCAGATCCCGGAGCTGATCGGCCGCGCCATCCTCAAAAGCATGGCGGAGGCGGCCTAGCACATGCCTCACAGCCTCCCCAATCCACACACCCGCGCCACCCGCATCGGGAGCCATAGCTTCCCGTTCCTCGCGCAATTCATCCCCATAGCCGCCGCCCCTAGCGACGGTGACGGCGGGCGTCCTGCCAAGGTCGCAGGTGGTTCGCTCGCCACAGTTTCCGATCATCATCATGAGGTGTCAGGTAAATGACCCGCAACCCGCAAATCCACGGCAGACGGTCCAGCTTTTCCGCGAGTGTTGCACTTGCACAATTGGGCGACGACCTGACCGAGATAAAAAAACAGGACGGTTTGACGTGGAAAGACGTTGGCCGGGTGCTGGGCAAGAGCGAAGATCGGGCCAGCAATTACGCAACTGCACTCGCCGAAATGCCGGTGTCGTCGTTCCTGCTCGGATGCCGCGAATGGAATGGCCGGTTCGCCAATGGGGTCCTGTCGCTGATCGGCATGAAGCTGGTCGAAATCAACGCTGATTCCACGACCGATGGCGAGAAACTTTGCCATATCCTCAAGCTGGCGCACCTCATCAGCGCGGCGATGACGGACCTCGAAACGCCGGGTGCGATCGATGATGGCGAGCTGCGCGAGATCGGGGCCGATGCGCTGGACGAGGCTACGCGGGCTATTGATGCGCTGCGGGCGCGGCTTGCTCGGTTGGATGGGCCTAAGCTGGCGGGGGTGGCATGACCTACCAGCGAAAGGAAATCATCGGCAACGCCACGCTGTATCTGGGGGATGCGCGCGAGGTTACGCCAACCCTGACCGGGATAGATGCTGTCGTAACCGATCCGCCATACGAGTTCGTCCCCATGGGTGGCGGCATCGGCGGTAAGCGTCAGGTCTATAAGGATATCTATGCCGAAAAGCTGCATGAAGGATTCGATCCCGACATGCTGCTTGGCGTCGCGCCATCGCTAACTGTCTTCTGCGCCAAAGCTCAAATCCGTCGGATGATCGAATTTGCCGAAACCAACGGGTTTCGCTGGAACCTTACAACTTTCAATAAGACCAATCCGACCCCGCTATGTGGCGCGAATTACCTGCCCGACACCGAGTACGCTTTTCACTTTTGGAAGGGTGTTCGCATCGGCGGCACCTACCACGACAAGAGCCGTTTCTGGGTGTCGAAGGCGTCGGGCGATAGCAAGATTCATCCCACGGTGAAGCCGGTCGACCTGATGATCAAGCTGGTCCGCTGCGCAAGTGACTTGCCTGATCCACTCATATTGGACTGCTTCATGGGCAGCGGCACTACCGGCATTGCCTGCCACCGCGAGGGCAAGCGGTTTGTGGGGATCGAGGCGAACCCGGCGCATTTCGATACAGCCTGCCGCCGCATCGAGGATGCCCAACGCCAAGGGGACATGTTCGCGGAGGCCGCCGCATGAAGCCCCTCACCACAGAGCAGGCCATGGCCGAAGCGGGGCGGAAGGCGAGGCGGGATAGTCCGCCGCAATACAACCGCCTGAGAGATCGTGCAGGACATGCGCTGGCTGACAAGGCTGTGCGGGAGAGCGGGAAGTGATGCGCTCATTCCTCGCCCGCTGGCTGATGCCTGCCGAGCCGTCGAACCCGGCCCGCGATCTGGCGCTGATCCAGCATCAACAGAACCGTGACGCGGTGAAGGCCAAGGCGCGACTGATGCGCGAACAGCTTGGCCTGCCGCCCCTCTCCATTCTCAACCACGAAGGAAACTGAAATGTCCGTTCGTGAAGTCTGGATGCCCGTACCTGAGTATGACGGCATCTACGAGGCCAGCAATCTTGGGGCGATCCGCCGCGTCGGCTCCGAGCAGCCTTTAGTTCAGGTGGATGGCGGCAACGGCTATCTGGTTGTGAGCCTTTCGAGGGATGGCGCTACCCGCATGTTTCGGGTCCACCGCATCATCCTCACGGCCTTCTGCGGCATGGAGCCTTTTGAAGGCGCCGTGGCGGCCCATAACGATGGCGTCCGCTCGAATTGCCGCCTCACAAATCTGCGCTGGGCCACACCCATTGAGAACCAAGCCGACCGGAAGCGCCATGGCACGCACATCTGTGGTGCCGATGTATTCGGGGCAAAGCTGACGGACGATCGCGTCCGTGAAATCCGCGCGCTGATAGCCAAGGGCTATCGAGGCCCGCAGATCGCAAGGTCATTCGGCGTGTCCGTCTCGACCATCCACCTCATCCGCAACAATCGTATTTGGAGGCATGTAGCATGAGCGAAAGTAACGTGGCGGCAGATCGTCTGCTTCTTCTCATCGAGAGAATTGAACGACTTGAGTCCGAGAAGAAGGGCATCAGCGACGATATCAAGGATGTCTATCTGGAGGCCAAGGCGACCGGTTACGACGCCAAGATCATGCGTGAAATTGTCCGCCTGCGGAAGATGCAGCCCCATGATCGCCAGGAGATGGAATCCATACTCCAGACTTATCTGTCTGCGCTCGGCATGGAGTGACCGCTGGCTTCACCGGACCCCGGAGTAATCCGGGGCGAGGATGAAACCAGTGAGTGCATGATGATCCTGTCGCTACCCTATCCCGACAAGCTGCTGTGGCCGAACGGTCGCACACGCAGCCATCACGCCAAAGCGCGCGTGGTGAAGAAGCATAAGTCTTGGGCGCATACCGCTGCGCTTGCTGAGCGTGCCGCCGCGCCGGTGGGCGATCGGTTGCAGCTTGTCGCCACCTTTGCCTGCAAGCCTGCCGGGCCGTTGCCAGACCGGGATAATGCGGCGGCCAGCCTCAAGGCATATCAGGATGGCATTGCTGCGGCGCTTGGTGTCGATGATCGGCATTTCGCGCAGCCGCTGGTGGTGTTCGGTACGCGGTCTAAGCTCGGCGGCGTTGTGGTGGAGGTTCGCGCGCTGTGAGCATCCGCGTCACCCGAATGTCTGGGAAACGGAAGCAGAAAGCTTTTGACTTTATCGCGGCGCGCGACGGCTTGTCGTGTTCCGTTTGCGCGGTCGGGCATCGGGCGATTTGGCGCAGGATGGGCCTGTGGTCTGGCGACCAGTGGGGCGACGACGCATGGGAGCGTTTTCGTTACACCAAAGTCAACCGATCATCGAACCTTGAAGTTGAGCACACCATCCCTCTCAGCGAGGGAGGGGGTAACGATTACCGTAATCTGCGGTTGATGTGCTGCGACTGCCATAAAGCCAAGACTTCGGCCGAACGATCCGCACGGCTCAAGCGCCTTTTCGCGGAGGCGCGCACATGAGTTTCGACGCGTTGGCCTGGGCCGCAAAACAGAAGCCCGGAAATCTTGCAGCTAAGATGGTACTGCTCGCTTTGGCAAACTACGCCAATGAGGCGGGTGAAGCGTATCCGTCGACGGCCGCAATCGCTGAATTTGGCGACATGAACCACAAGACAGCGACTGTGGCGCTCGATCGCCTTGAGGCCTTGGGGATGATCGCTGACACAGGGAAGAAGCAGGGCAAATCAGGTCAGATCAAGGTTTACCGCCTGAATCTGCAAAGCATCCCAAAAACGGAAGCCTCCCAAAAAAGGGAGCCTCCCAAATTTTCCATAGAAGACCCCCAAAAACGGGTGACGGATACAGTCAAGGAACCAGTTTCCTCAGAAGCTAAAGCTTCTTCGGAGAAACGCGCGAAGCCTTCCAACGAGAATTGGCATCGCCTTCCTGATGGCTGGATGCCGACCAAGCCATTGCCCGCCGAACTGGCTGCGAAGGTGGCGCAGTGGCCGCCTGGCAAGATCGAAACCGAATTGAGCGCCCTGCACGACTGGGCAGCGAACGCCAGCAACGAACGCGGCAAGGGCCGAAAGCTGGATTGGGACAAGGCATATCATGGCTGGCTGCGGCGAGCCGACGAAGATTGGAGACGGCGCAATGGATCAGGACCACGACCAGTTCAGCAAGCCCCAGACGGACGCGCCATGGGACGAACAGAGGCGGCAGCACGCCAGGCTCTTGCGCGGTTCCCTGATGGAAGAAATCAGCCGTTGGGAGGCCAAGCTGGCCCCGCGACCGATCGAAGAGATCATGGCGGAACTCTCGCGCTGCCTGACCCTAACCGCCCCCTCCGGCATGTCGCAGGAAGATAGGCTGGAATGGCTCACGGTCGCTGCGATGGAGTTGCTGACGGTACCGTCGAGCATTTTTGCGGACGCCTGCGCGTTGGCCCGCGGCACATGCGATCATCCGTCGAAGATCGTGCCGACCATCAAACGATATGAGCCGAGCCATTACCTGTCCGAGGGGTTCATGCGCAGTCAGTTGGCGATCGCTCGCGCCAGGCTGGCAAATATTGATGCACCACGTCTTCGCCAGGCTGAGGAAGGCCCGGAAGAACGGCGTGGAGTTGCAACCGCCATGGGCGAACTACTCCGCGAGTTGCAGGCCAAAGCCGCTGCGCAGGGGCAGATCTGATGGCCAAGATCAAAGAACTCGAATGCCTCTGCGGCGCAAGGGAACGCGACACCGGGCAGCAGCGGCCGCGGCTTTGCTGGAGCTGTAAGCGCAACACCATGGGGGAGTATCCACGATGAATTATCGCAGACTGGCCCTTCTCGCCACATCTGGCGCCATCGGCCTTGGCGGCCGCATCGCGATCATGGCCGCCGATAACTCGCCAAGGTGGTTGATCGCAGCTGGCGGCATCCTCGGATTGGCTGGAGTGACCGCCACATTCGCGATCGGTTTGATCGCATGGGTGTTGATTGCTGAAAATCTCACTGTCAGGTTCAGGATCGGTAAGCCGGAAAACTCGCTGAGCCTTTCACAAAATGAGCCAGCCCTGATCGGCAATGTCCGCCTTCGCCAGTACGCGGTCGGCCGCTGGGGCGTGGTTGTCATCAACAACCGCTTTCTGTTCGGCTTCATGACGCTTGGATCGCCTGAGTATCACAGCTTCAAGAAGGACGGCGCAGCATGATCCGGGCAAGGTTCTTTTGGGGGTTGGAGTGATGGGGAGTGTGGAAATTCTAACACTGGAAGCAACGCGGGAAATTTCTATCCCAGCAACAGCCTCGCTAGACCAATGGATCGAAGCCGGACGCCATCTGGCGAAGATGAAGAAGCGCCTGGGCTTCATGATTGGCGATTGGGTCAATCATGGCCGTGAGCATTTTCCGGATCAGATGGAGCTTGCTTTGGACAGCGCGGACATTGATCCGAAATTTGCGCTTAAGGCCGCCAATGTCGCACGCATGTTCCCGGTTCATTGCCGCGCTGATGACCTTTCGTTTGATCATCATCGGGCGCTGGTGAAGCTGCCAGCCGATGAACGCCTTGGCCTGTTGCAAGAGGCGCGCAAAGGCCATTGGGATGTTGGCGAGGTCAAGGAGGCTGTGACGCAATGGCGATATGAGCATGGCCAGCTTTTCGATGACGAGGATATCGACACACACCTTTGCACGTTGATCGTGAAGGCGTGGAACCGGGGGACGCCGGATGCCCGCAAGTTGTTCATGGAACTGGCGACGATAGCAAAGACGGGGGTGATCGATGAAGACGAAGCAGCCTGATAGGCGAGGTCGCCGCTTGCCGACATCGGTGCCTATCGATGTGGATGAGCAGTTTATAGATAAGTTCATGGAGGGTGGATGGAAGCGGGTACAAAGCATGTGGGGAAAGCGCGCTGATGTATGGATCAGGGTGATTGGCAAGACCAAGCTCCAGGCCATGCGGCGGGAGTATCTGGCGCAAAAGGCGCAGGCGGCTACAGGCAAGCGGAGGGTTGAGTTATGAGGCCCTATCCCCCCGAAGACCTCGCCACCTTTTCCGACATGGAGATGATGGACCGCTTCATCCCGGCGCACGATGTGCTGGACTGGCTGCGGGATACGTTTCTGGACGAGGCAAGCGACCTGTTCAATGCCGACCATGCGCATCTGCGCGATGGGAAATTTGGCGTCCTCTGGACCAACTGCGACAACAGCCGGAACATGCGCAGCGTCATCGGCCAGGCGGAATTGATGCCGCCGATGGCCATGGGGAAATGGCAGCGAGCGCGGGCGATCCAGCAGGTTGAGGAATGGTTTGGGATGATGCCGGACTTCCTGCTGACGTTCAGCGCACCGGCTGCGCATGGCATGGATGATGCGTCGTTTTGCGCGCTGGTTGAGCATGAGCTTTACCACTGCGCGCAGAAGGTGGACCAGTACGGCATGCCGAAATTCAAGGAGGATGGTTCGCCATCGTTCGCGATCCGTGGGCATGATGTGGAAGAGTTCGTCGGCGTCGTGGCCCGTTATGGCGCGATCGATCCCGGCGTTGCTGCGATGGTCGAAGTGGCAGGTCGCCAACCGCTGATGCGCGCTGCATCGATCGCCGGGGCGTGTGGCACTTGCGGATTGAAGGCGGCTTGAGATGGCAGCGAATATTCCAGCCATGACAGACGAGGTGAAAGCCTTTGTGGTGCAAGGGCTTGCGTCATTCGATAGCCCGTCCCAGGTCGTGGAAGCGGTCAAGGCTGAGTATGGTCTGGCGCTCACCCCCCAAGGCGTGCAGCTTTACGACCCGACCAAGTATGCCGGGCGAAAGCTGGCGGCGAAATGGAGAGTGATGTTCGACAAGGCGCGCAAAGCCTTTATCGATGATTCCTCCAGCATCCCGATCGCGCACCGGTCCACCAGACTGCGGGCGCTACAGCGCATGGCGGCGAAGGCTGAGGCCAAGGGCAACTATCCGCTGGCCGCCGCGCTCAATAAGCAGGCCGCCGAAGAGATGGGCAACGCCTACACCAACAAGCGCGAGATCACCGGGAAGGATGGGAAGGATTTGCCCGTCGCCGCGCCTGCCGTCGCTATCTTTGCACTGCCGGATAATGGGAGGGATGGCCCGGCCTCCTGATGAACGCCCATGCCACGATCACCCCTGCCATAGGGCATAACGGCGGGCCTCCCATTGGCCCTGAGACGATCAAGCCCCAACCCGGCCCCCAAACCGCGTTTTTGAGCAGTGCGGCCGATATCGCAATCTACGGCGGCGGCGCGGGCGGTGGAAAGACGTGGGGCTTGCTCATGGAGCCGCTGCGCCATGTCAGCAACCCCGGCTTTGGCGCGGTATTCTTCCGTCGCTCGACGGTGCAGATTCGCAACGAAGGCGGCCTGTGGGATGAAAGCGCGATCCTATATCCGCAGATCGGCGGCGACCCGAAAGAGCATACGCTGTCATGGGCCTTCCCAACCGGCTCGTCCGTCAGCTTCGCCCATCTTGAACACGATAAGACCCGTTTCAATTGGCAGGGTTCGCAGATCCCGCTCATCTGCTTTGACGAACTGACCCATTTCAGCGCGGTCCAGTTCTGGTACATGGTCAGCCGCAACCGCTCGATGTGTGGCGTCCGGCCCTACATCCGCGCGACCTGCAACCCTGACGCGGATAGCTGGGTTGCAACCCTGATAGCATGGTGGATCGACCAAGATACCGGCCTGCCAATCCCTGAACGTGCCGGCAAGCTGCGCTGGTTCGTCCGCGTCGGCGAAGACTTGCGGTGGGCCGACAGTCCCGCCGAGCTTGAGCAATACACCATGCTCAACGACGCGGGCGAGAGCGTGCCGATACCGGCGAAGTCGCTGACGTTCATCCCGGCCAAGCTGACCGACAACAAGGCGCTGATGGCGGCCGACCCCGGCTACATGGCGTCTCTGCTCGCCCTGCCGCTTGTCGAGCGTGAGCGGCTTCTGGGCGGCAACTGGAAGATCAGGCCTGCCGCTGGGCTGTATTTCCAGCGGTCATGGTGCAAGGTCATTGATGCTGTGCCTGCCGGAACCGTGTTTGGGCGCGGTTATGACTTGGCTGCGACGCCCCCGACGCCGGACAATCCCGACCCTGATGCAACTAGCTCGACTCGAATAGGCCGATCGCCTGATGGCCGTTACATCGTCGTGGACAATCGCAAGATTCAGGCTGGGCCGCATGGGGTAGAAAAATTCATTCTCAACACCGCTTCGCAAGATGGCAAGGAAACAACCATATCGCTGCCGCAAGACCCAGGGCAGGCGGGCAAGAGCCAGGTCAAGGCGCTGACGCTGATGCTTTCGGGCTATACCGTGCGATCCTCGACCGAAACCGGGGATAAGGTGACGCGGTTCGGGCCATTCTCGGCCCAGGCTGAGGCCGGCAATGTTGATGTGCTGTCTGGGGCATGGAATGATGCGTGGTTCAGTGCCTTAGAGGGATTCCCTGCCGCTAGGCACGATGACGATGCCGACAGCACTTCCCGCGCGTTCGGCGTGGTAGGGCTGGCCAAACGCTACAACATGAACAACCTCCTCTAAGCTGAGGGGTATAAACCACCCTACCCCCTCGCCCTACCCTTCCGCCATGACTGGTGGCCGCATTCGCTCTGTTCGCTTCAAGGATGGCTACACGGTCGATGGCCTGAGCGCCGCGATTGGGGCAGCGTCAAACCCATATGCGCGAGCAGGAGGGCAAGGCGCCATCCTCCCCGGCATCTTCACGCACCAGCTCGCCATCGGGGCCTACATGGCGTCGGGCATGATGCGGAAGGTCATCGCGATCCCCGCTGAAGACCGAGTGCGCGAATGGCGAGACTGGCAGGCGGACGCTGACCAGATCACCGCGATCGAAGCGGAGGAAAAGCGGCTCGACCTGATCGCCAAGGTGCAGGAGGCTGAAACCCTGCGTGGCGTCGGTGGTGGTGCGCTGGTCATCATCACCGCGGGCAATCACGATCAGGAATTGAAGCCTGAGCAGATCGGGCCGGGTAGCATCGTCGCCATCAACGTAGTGTCGCGGTGGGAAATCACCGGAAAGGACTGGATCAAAGACCTCGCCAGCCCGCGCCATGGCCAGCCCAGGATGTGGGAGGTGAGCGGTGGCAACGGCAAGGATGCAGCCAAGAACATCCACCCCAGCCGCGTCATCTGCTTCCGTGGCCCTCGATTGCCTGCTGGTGCCACAATCTCCGACGAAGAGAAGTTCTGGGGCGATAGCAGGCTGCTGCGCGTCTATACCGAGGTTTGCCGCTCCGATGAGACGCAGGGGTGGTTCGCGGCGCTGGTGCGCAAGGCCAAGCTGCTGCGGTTTGGGATTCCAGACCTTGATGACCGCGATCAGGACCAGCTAGACAAGCGCATTGCCGTCATCGCGCAGGGCGAAAACTCGCTCAATGCAACGGTGTTTCGCTCGTCGGGAGGCGCGGATGATCCCGGCGAAACGATCACCGACTATCAGGTAACTTGGGCCGGCATCCCGGCGATGATGGATGCCTTCGATCAGCGCGTTTCGGCTGTTTCAGATATCCCTTTCACCCGACTTATGGGCCGTTCGCCTGCTGGCATGAATGCCACTGGCGCCTATGATGATCTCAATTGGGTCAAGACCGTCACCACCGGCCAAAAGCTGGAGACGCGGCCATGCCTGGAGACGCTTGACCCCTTCCTGCTGCGCTCCGCTGGTGTCGATCCGGCGAAGGTGACGTGGGCGTTCGCGCCCCTATCGGTACCGACCGAAAAGGAAACCGCTGATACGTTCAAGACCACCATGGATGCAGTCGAAAAGGTGCAGGCGACGGGCGCCATCCCAGAGCAAGCATTCTCGGAGGGCTTCCAAAACCTGATGATCGAGCGGGAGTATATGCCTGGCCTTGAGCAGGCGTTGAAGAAGATCCCCGAAAACGAGCGTTATGGCATTTCGCCAGATGGTGACGGCACTGACCCGTCCGCATTGCAGGCGACCGAAACCGACAACGGCGGAAAGGAGGCTGATCCAACATCTCCCACGGCGCGGATGCCTAGCGTAAGTCGGGCATCCGCTCGTGCGGCAAATGACGGGAAACAAACGGGGGCGGAATAATGCCCGGCTTCAATCTCGCCACCCTAGCCCGCCGCCAGCGCAACATCCGTCGCGCGTCGATCGTCATCCGCGACATTGTGCCCCCGTCAACGCTCGCGGCAAACCTCTACCGATCATCCTATCTCCCGGTCGTCACCGCATGGTCCGCCGCCATCCCAGCCATCATGGCGGAATACGAGCGCACCCTGTCCAGCATGACGCAGGACAGTCCCGCCGACGTTCAGGCGCAGATCGATGCGGCCGATGGCGCGTTGCAACGTCTCCTGCTCCTGCTCAGCCCCGAAATCCGCGATTGGTCGTGGTCGATCGAGCGCTGGTATCGCGGGCGCTGGCGTGGCGCTGTGCTGGCTGCGACCGGCGTGGATTTGCAGACCATTATCGGGCCGGAGGGCGCACAACAGCCGGTGGAAACGGCGATCCAGTGGAACGTCAATCTGGTGGCTGATGTTTCCTCCCAGGTGAAGCAGCGGATCAGCAATGCCGTGTTCGACGGCCTGCGGAACCGGACGCCTGCGCGAGAGGTGGGCAAGGCGATCAACGAAGCGGTTGGATTGGGGCGTGATCGCAGTCAGCGGAACGCGGCTGACCAGCTCACGAAGTTGACCAACTCGCTGGCCGATGAGCGCAGGCGAGAGGCTGGCATTGACACATGGAAGTGGCGATGGAGCCGCAAGCTACATGGCCGCAAAGAGCATATTGCCCGCGATGGCAAGGAATATGCTGATACGGCATCGGGGGCGGACGAGGCGCAGGACATATTGCCACCGCCGAAGGATAGGCCGGGGCAGTTGCCATACTGCGGGTGCCGTTCGCAAAGCGTGGTGCGGTTCGACTAGCAACGACTCGCCGGGAATGCTAGGTTACGGGCCAGCGGTGTTAGCGCACCGCCGACCCTGACCAACACCGCATTGGAGTGCGATATGGCTTGGACTGCATTTAGCGCAGAAGCGATCGACCTGAAACTGAAAGTCCTGAAGCTGGAGCGTGAAGGGCGCTTGAGCGAAGCGACGGACGCGATTTGCACGGCGCTTGAAAAGGCGCGCCGCGAAGGACCATCCGGCGAAACTTACGAAGAGTTCGAGGCGCGCGCATGACTCCTATCGAGCGCGTCGCGCGGGCAATTTGTCGGGAGCGTGACCCTGATGACATTGGCGGAGGCGCGCACCCGATGGGCCAATGGCTTGATGAGGGTGAGCTATGGTGGACCGGCTATGCGGATACTGTCCGCGCCGTCCTCACCGCGATCCGCGAGCCGAGTAAGGCGGTGGAGAAAGCTGGCATGGACGCTGCTGGCGGAGACGGCGCTGTTTTGGCTGGATACGAAGCCATGATCGACGCCATGCTGGATGAAGGGTGATGGGTTGCAACCACATTAGCGCCAGTGAGCGAGATCGACGCCGCGCTATAAGGGGTGAGATGTTCGCTGCACTGAATAAAGAGAGGCAAGCCGAAATTCGTCAAGTCCAACGTGACAAGCGATTTGCGATCTTGGCGCTTTTGAGTTCGCTTGGGTGTATCGCGATCAGTATCATCGCCATCTGCCTCCCGTAGAGCCTTACCCTAATCCATTCCCTGAGGGGTATAAACCCTCTCGCCTGCCCTGCCTATCGTGCGGGCCATGTTGTTTTCGGACGCCCTCACTCTTGATGCACCGCGCCGCACCAGTGACGGCTATATGGCTGTCCGTGCAAAGGCCGCGCGCACTGGCGTCTATCAATATGGCGGCCGTGAGGTCGATCCAGACAACAAGCACGGCCTGCGCGACACAGATGTTGTGCATGTCCTGCGTGATGAGGAAGCCGTTTTCGACAAGAAGGCTGCGCATAGCTTCATCGGCAAGCCGATCACCGACAACCATCCATCGGTAGCCGTCAACGCCTCCAACTGGCGCGATCATGCGCGCGGTGTGGTCATGGGCGCCATCAAGGAGGGTGACTATCTCGCCTTCGACCTGATGCTGACCGACGCAGCGACGATCGATGCGGTGAGCAACGGCAAGCGCGAATTGTCCAACGGCTATGCGGCTGAACTGGAGTTCGGCTCCTTCACCGCGAACGACGGCACGGTCTGTCAGGCCCGCCAAGTGTCGATCGCGGGCAACCATGTGGCGATCGTTGACAAGGGGCGGGCTGGATCAGCCTGCGCCATCAGTGATTCCGTCGCCCTCTGCGATTCCCTCCCCTCAAACATCATCGATTCCCTCACCAAGGAGAAGCCCGTGAAGACCATGCTGATCGACGGGCTGACCGTCGATGTGTCCAATGCCGATACGGCAATGGCGACCATCACCACCCTCATTGCTGCGCGCGACGCTGCCACCGGCAAGGTGGCCGGCCTGGAAACGCAGGCTGTCACGGACGCCGCCGCGATCGTCGCGAAGGACGCGGAAATCGTAAAGCTGACCGCCGACCTCGCCGCTGCCAAACCGACGCTCCAGCAGCTTCGGGACGCTGGCAAGGCGTTCGCCGTGATCGAAGGCAAGGCCAAGGCTGTTGGCGTGGCCGTCACCGACGCGATGGACGAAACCGCCATCATGAAGGCTGTCGTGGACAAGCAGATGCCCGGCAACACCTATGTCGGTGACCACATCAAGATCGCGTTCGACACGCTGACCAAGGATGTGAAGGTCGCGGATCAGGTGGTGCAGCCGCTTGGGACGCCTACCTTCGCCAACGACGCCGCCTCGATCGAGGATGCCGCCTATCAAAGCATGGTCGCCCGCCTCACCGGCAAAAAGACCGCATAAGGAGGATTGAGCCATGCCCCCGCTACAGACCGTTTTCACCGATCGCCCTGCCGCTTATGCAAAGGGTCGCCGCGTCAACATGGAAGAATGGAACACTCTGACCGGGCTTGCCCAGGTGGCCGGCATCGGCATCGGAGAGCCGGTCCAGGACGGCACGACTGGCGAGCAGGTTGCTCCGTTCACGTCCGGCAAGTTTCGCGGCATCACGGAATGGACGCCCGATACAACCGAGGCGGGCGGCTTCCCCATCAACGCCAATACGCCCGTTTGTGAAAGCGGCGTGATCGGCGGCGCTGCATACCAGACCTGCACCAAGCGGACGCCGGTATACTGGAATGCCGCCAACAAGGGCTACACCAGTACGGTCGGGTCCAACACGCTGATCCCCAATGCCGAGTTCGACGCAACCGTGTCGGCAGGCGGGATTGTCCCCATCCGCGTCCGTCGCATCCCGCCCGCCGCGTAATCGGAGTCCTAATCGATGAACATCAACATGCAGGACGCGGCGCAGGTCTTCAGCTTCGCCACCCAGGCAAGCCGACTGGTCAACACCCGCGTCTATGAGATCGAATATCCCGAAATGGATATTGCATCCCTCGTGACTGTCGATACCAGCCTACCCGAATGGGTGAGCGGCATTGACACTCTGATCGGCGATAAGCTCGGCAAGGCTGAATGGCAGTCGGGTTCGGCCAAGGATATCCCGCTGGCCGAAGTCAACCTGAACAAGGTGGGCCTCGACTTCGACATGTATGCGATCGGCTATCAGTGGAACATCGAAGAGCTGGGCAAGGCGCAGTTTCAGGGCTTTCCACTGACCGAGCGCAAAGCCGCCGCTGCGCGCTTCGGCTCGCAGGTGTTCATGTGGGACAACCTGCTGATCGGATCTGCCGTCAAGGGCTGGACTGGCCTGGTCAACAGCACCTACGTCACGCCGACTGCGCTGCCCGCCGATGGCACTGACACCACTTCGGCGTGGGTGCTGAATAATGGCGCCGGCAACAAGACTCCGGTGCAGATCGTGCGTGATGCCAATATCCTTCTGCTCGGCGCACCTGGTCCTGGCCGCGTCATCAAGAACACGCTGCTTCTGCCTGACGCTGCGCTGGATTACATGGTCGCCACTCCGTTCGGCGTGACCAGCCCGAACATGTCGATCATGCAATATCTGATGGCGAACAACGAATATACGCGCCGGACTGGACAGCCGCTCGTCATTCGCTCGCTTGACGAATTGAAGAACAAGGCGACTGTCGGGATCGCTGGTGGTGGTCGCGCGGTCGCCTACCGCAACGACCCCGACATGCTGAAACTGTGGATGCCGATGCCCTACCGCTTCCTGCCGACCTATCAGGATGGCCCGCTGAACTTCACTGTTCCCGGCATTGCTCGCACCGGTCCGCTGGATATTCAGCGTCCCAACGCGATCAGCTATGGCGATGCAGTCACGCCGGTTCCTGCCTGATATTTCGACAGTCGGAGCATCTGAGGCCCGCCTTTAATCGGGCGGGCCTTTTTGTTGGAGCGGTGAAATGCACGAAATCAAAAACCTGACCAATTCTCCATATGACCTCGAAACGGCCAATGGATCAGTGCGACTACCAGCCATGGGGTCAATCAAGGAAGAGTTCAGCCCAGGATATCTGGAAGCCCTCAAAAGCGCTGGAATGTTTGTGGTGACCGAGGTTGTCAGCAAGAAGCCAAGCAAGCCGTGATGCCCTACGCCCGCCTCCCCGTCGCCAATTTCAAGGCGCTCTATCCGCAGTTCTCCACCTTGACGGACGCGCAGTACGACGCCTGGGCGGCCAAGATCGAACCGAAAATAACCGATCGCTTCGGCGACGACTGGCAGGACGCGACGGAATTGTTTCTGGCCCACACGCTGGCGATCAATGGCGTTGGCACTGGCGCGGCGGGCGGCATGGCGCTGAATGGCGCAACCTCGTTCGATAGCGGCGACTTCAAAATCCAGCTTTCCAATGACATCGTTTCCGGGCGCGCCAAGGGCGGATTGAAGACCACGGTCTACGGCCAGCAGTTCCTCGCCCTGCAACGGAAATACGTCGACACGATCCGGCTCGTCGGCTTCATTGATCCAGGCTGTTGCTGATGGACTTTTCCGGCCTCTACAGCCAGTTCGCCACGATGTTCGCTGAGGATGGCGATGGTCCGTTCTGGCCCGCCCGCATCCTGTCGCAGGGCAAGATGGCGTTTGACAACGGCGGTTCGATCATCCCGTCCCAGACCAGCCCATGGCTGCGCGATTGCGTGGTTCAGGTCGATAGCGCCGATACCGCCATGCGTTCGCAGCAGGGATTTGCGGAGACGGATCGCCGCATGATCGTGCCTGCCGGGTCGATCCAGGGGCCGATCAGCACCGACATGCGCATTGAAGTCCGTAGCGGGCCGTTCGCCGGGATGTGGAGCATTGAGGCGATGGCGCAGAATGCCGCAGCTTCTCAGTGGGTTTTGCGGGGTAGGAAGGGGTAGTGGCTCGCTCCCGCATGATCGGTGCTAAGGCGCACATCGCCCGCCTACGCAAACTCTCTGGTTCGGACATGGAGCGCGCGGTTGGCAAGGCACTATTCGCTGCGGGCGAGGCAATACAGGTCAAGGCGCAGGTTTCCATCACCAGCGGGTCGGTATCTGGCAGGAACCACGTGCCGTCAAAGCCCGGCGAGCCGCCTAACCAAGACACCGGCACTCTCGCGAACAATATCGAAACGGTCCAGCTTAAGCCGCTATTGGTCGAAGTCAGCAGCAACGCGCCGTATTCAGCGGCGCTGGAGTTCGGATCGAGCAAGGTTGCGGCCCGCCCTTTCATGGTCCCGGCCCGCGATGCCAAGCGGAAAGAGGCCGAACAACTAGTCAAGAACGCCGTCGCGGCTGTCGTGCGGCGCAGCAGGACGAAAGGATAAGCTATGCCCTGGATAACGATAAAAGAGCCTTGGACCCATGTCGAAAGCATCATGCAGACGACGGTTTACCAGCCCGGCAAGCACAATGTGACGGCTGATATCGAGGCCGCTTTCAAAGCAAGGACGAATAATGGCGACGCTGATCATCCCGACCAGGCGAGTGGTTCTATCAGCGTTGAAGGGGGCGACGGCGATCACAGCGATAGTGCCAGCGAAGGACATCTATCCACAGACGACGCCTGATGACCATGGCTGGCCGTTCATTCGATGGGACGGCCCGTCATCAATCCCGCTAAAGGCCGCGTGCGTCGATGGTGCGCAGGTCCGCTTCATGATCCATGCCTTCGCAAAGCCGCGCTATCAGCGGATCGGCTTTGACGGCGAAGGCGCCATGATTGAAACCGCGGAGGACCATTGCGGCCGGATCATGGAAGCTATCAGCCCGATCGTGTCGGGGAATAACTTCGCTAGCCAAGGCCGAAAATTCAGGGTTCGCGTCACCTCCGAAATGCTGATGCGCGATGGAGATGAGGCCGATGCGTATCATGGCATTCTGAATTGCGTTGCGAGGGTGCTAGCCTGACGGTATCGTGCGCCGATGGCCGATATCTCCGAGCGCATGTTGGGCGCATTTCTGATCCAGATGATGCGAACCGGTGCGGTCGATGAGACTGATATAGCGGAGGCCGCTGAGGCACTGGACGCCAAGGGTGATGAAGACGCGGCCCATGCCATGCGGTGCCTGATCCTGCGGGCGAACGAGACGCCGGATTCAGAATGGCAGGCCCAGCAGCGCCGCGACCGTTTCCGGGTAATCGATCCAGACTGAGGGGTATAAACGGAAGCAGCGCTATCCCCTACCCTCCCGCCTTATCCACGCGGGAGATTTTGCATGTCGCTGCCAACCGAAGCCGATTTCGCCGTCATTAAGGTAGGTAACGGCGCCACCCCAACCGAAGTCTTTGCGGCTGTCTGCGGCATTGAAAATGTGTCGGCCAACAAGGTCGCCAACGCCAACGACCGCTATCGCCGAGACTGCACCAAGCTGGGTCAACCAGCGATCCGCAAGAATCGCGTGATCGGCAAATCGCTGACAGTGACCGGCTCTGGCGCGATGAACATCGCCAATTTCGAGCAGTTCGATGAACTGCTTGGCGTCCCCAATAATTATCAGATCGAATTTCGCCAGGCCGATGGGACCGATGGCGGCGTACTGCTTGGAACCTATGGCGGCTCCTATGTGATGGTCGCCGATAATGTCAGCACCGACATCAACGGCGAAAGCAGCGGCGAACTGACGCTGAACAACGAAGGGCCGTGGACCTGGACGCCGGCACCTTAACCCATGGACACGTTCATCGTCCGTGATTTCGGGCCGGGGAAATTCCGGTTCGGGTTCAATCTACCGCAGGTTTTCGAACTGGAGCGCGGGCCGGATGCGTTCCGCCATTCTGGCATTTATCCCAAGCCGATCGGCCAGATGTATGAGCAGCTTTGCAAGGCCGTTGGACTGCAAGGCGAAGATCAGACGCCGGTATGGCTTGGCGGCGCTGATATCCTCGTTCAGGACGTGCGTGAGATCATCCGCCTTGCTCTGATCGGCGGCAACTCCTGCCTGATCGACGGGCAGGAAAGCGATGTGGGACCAGCGCGGGCCATTGATCTGGTCAATACCTACGTCTTTCCGGTTCGCCCATTGGAAGAGGGCGTGATGCTCGCTTGGGCAATCCTTTACGCTGCTCACAAAGCCATCATCGTAAAAAAAAACGTAACGGGATAGGCAGCGCTGATCCGGTGCCGCTCGATAAAGGGCGCACGATCGTCAATTGTGGTGAGATGGGGCTAGATTATCGCACAGCCACGATGGGCGATTATTTCGAGGCGGTGGAGGCCAAGATCGAAATGAACGACCCCAAGAGCGCGAACAAACCTATGGCGTCTCCGGGCGGGTCTGAGATGCTCAGGCGGGCTATGGAGGCGGTGAGTTAGGGACTAGTCACGCTCCAGTCCTTTCTCGACCAAGCGGCGTATGGCTTCGGATCTGCCGCCCTATTCTCTTATGCCTCGAATGACGTTGCGCGCGGTAGTTAGAGCTGCGCGATAAGCCGGTTCTACGGCGGGCCGACTTGCAAGCTCTATCATGTATTGATCGATCCGATCGGCAATACCCTCACCGCCAGGGCTGCGATTCAACAGGTCGATCAGCGCCGTTACCAACATGAGTGCAGCCGCGCCGTCGTGCTGATTCTCGTCCATTTTAATCCTTCCGCATGGCCGCTAAATGGTCGTTGATAGAAATCAACACCGCCGAAATGCCAGTTACACCGACCGTCATGGCGATAATCACCAGCGCCGCCAATGGCCCTTGGCCGCCTGCGTCAATCAGCACTGCAACCACGGCGAGCAGCGCGCCGATCACGAACGCAAAGCCGATCATCCCTCGATAGAAATCGACAATCAACTTAATCACGCGCGCCTCCTGAGGGGTATAATGACCGGTATAGCGCCCTCGTAGCATGGGGCTATGCCGGAAATCGACCCTGTAACAGTCCAGCTTCGCGCTGAGTTTGCGAAATATCGCGCGGACATGGAGCAGACCGCCCGGCGCGTAGAGGCCAGCCTTAACCTTCAAGAGCGATCCATCATCCGCCTTGAAGGGCAAATGGACAAGGGTTTTACGCGGATCGGTGCGCATGCCGCGCGCGGGGCAGCGGCAATAAGGGGCGCTATTGGATCGATCGGCCTTATCGCATTGGGCGCTCAGGCGGTTGAGACGGCTCTTCGATTTCAGCGGTTTGAAAAAGGATTGGAGATTGCGACGGGGTCCGCGTCGCAGGCGGCTGATGAAATAAAGTTCCTGCGCGACATGGCCGATACTCTCGGCGTCCGGTTCATCACCTTGGCAGAGAATTTCACGGGACTCGCCGCGGCTGCGCGCGGGACCGCGCTGGAGGGCAAGGCCACTCGCGATGTTTTTGAGGCTGTAACCAAAGCCATCGTGGCCACGGGCGGATCGACCGAGCAAGTCAACGGCGCGCTGTTGGCTGTCCAGCAGATCATGTCAAAAGGCACCGTTTCGGCAGAAGAATTGCGGGGCCAGCTCGGCGAGAGACTGCCAGGCGCATTCCAGATTGCCGCGCGCGCCATGGGCGTCACTACCGCGGAATTGGGCAAATTGCTGGAAAAGGGTGACGTAGCCTCCACCGACTTCCTGCCCAAATTTGCAGATCAGCTAGGCAAGGAACTGCCGGCCAATCTGCAAACGGCCGACGCCGCATTCCAGCGCTTCCAGACCGCCTTGGACGATGTAGCCAATAGCACGGCGGACGGCTTCATGAAGGAGTTGGGCGACGCAACCGACGACCTCACGCAAACCCTTAAGGAAATGCAGCAGAGCGGTGCACTGGAGGCTATCGGTTCGTTCCTTGGCGAAGTCATCCGGCTTGGTGGTGGTGCGGCGAGCGCCATAGGTGATTTGGCCTTGGCCTGGAAGAAATGGCGTCTTGAAGTAGGTGTAAGGCAACAGCAAAATATTGAAAGCGGATGGCTTACATCTGCGGCTGATAAGGATCAGGCTCGCCGCAACCGGAGCGCGCTCGAAGCCGAACTTATCCGCATGTCGGGCAAGGCCAAGCCATCGTTCGCGCAAGGCTCGCTGGATTACTTGGACGCCATCATAAAACGGCAAGGGGCTGGCGGTGGCGTGGCGGCGTCATCCTCTGGCGCAGGGAAGAAAAAGAGTGGAGGGACCAAGAAGTCCCCTCTCGATCCCGAAGCGTTCGCGCGCGAGGAAGCCAACCTCAACGACCAAATCCTGCGCCTCAAATCAGACGATGCGCAGACTGCGGAACAGCGCGCAGAGGTCGAGAATACCCGTGTCGAACAGGCCCGACTTGCCGCCAACGCCGATGTTGAAGCGGACAAGCGCTATACCAGTGCACAGAAGCAGAAGATCGTTGCCCTGAACGATCAGGTGGCCGCCCTTGAGGTGGCCAAGATTGCCTATGAGCGTGACGCTGAAATCGCCAAGCGCACATATGAGCTGGAGTCGGACGCCAACCGCAACGCGCAGGATCTACTCCAGAGTCAATCAGACATAGCCACTACCCGATCGCAGCAGTTCGAGATTGAGAAGCGCATCCTGAAATTGCGTCAGTCTCAGGAGCGCGCTGAATATGAGCTTCTGCTGAAAAGTAGGGACGCGCCCGATCGTGACCGGGGCCGCGCTGGCTTGGCGCAGATCGACAAGAAATTCGCCAATCAGAATGAGGCGCTGGACCGCAAATATGAATCGCCTCTGGCAGCTTACTCCCGGCGCCTGAACGAGGCCGATGTTCCCGATCTGGTCGAGCAGTATGCGGTGCAGCAGTTGGATTACGTCCACGACACCTTGCGCGACGCCATCACGAAGAAGTTGGGCATCAAAGACCCGTTCTTGGCCGGAATCATCGATCTGTTCATTCAGCAGGCGATCATAAAGCCATTAGCGAATGCGATGTCGCAGGCGGGTGGTGGAGGCGGCGGGATCGGAGGCCTCCTCACCAGCGTCGGTACCGCGATCTTCGGGCGAGCATCTGGTGGGCCAGTAGCGCCGGGGCAATTGGTCCGCGTCAACGAAGCTGGGTCAAGCGGAAGGGTGGAAGGCTTCCGTCCATCTGGCGGCGGCGACATCATCCCACTTGGGCGGATGAATGCAGCTTCGCGCGGCACCACCACCACAATCCAGCCCATAATCCAAGTAGACGCCCGCGGTGCGGTCATGAACGACCAGTTCGCGAAGATGATCCTAAGCCAAGCGAACCAGGCTGCGGCCGGGATGGTAGGAGCAGGCGCGAAGGCCATCAACGCCAACATCCCGAACCGCCTGTCTCAATATAGCAGGGACGGCACCTGATGGCCGTCTATCGCGAAAGCTTCATCGCTTATATTGACTGTGACCCGCCTGCTTTGCTGCACGGCGGGTTCGGGCCGCTGATGGTCCCTGCCGATGCCATCATTCCCTCGGACACGATCGCGCTAGGCGGCGGTGAGCTGGTGGCGGTCCCAGACTGGCAAGTTCTGGTCAACGGGACGACCGAACGCATCGACCTAACCCTGAGCGGAGTTTCAGATGAAATCGCCCGGCTAGTTATGGAGGACGCGCCGTCCGTCCGCGGGGCAGATGTGGATGTCGGGATTATCCGCTATGCGCAGGACTGGAGCATCGCGAGCATATCCTGGGAAAACAGGTTCGAAGCACGCTCACTGACCATCAGCCGGCCGCAAGAGCAGAATGGTTCGGTCATCCGCTCGATCACGCTTTCGATCGTTCATGGTGACAGCGCCCGCGCTCGCTCGCCCAACAGCTATTTCACCGATGCGGACCAGCGCCGGAAGCATCCGACCGATGCCATATTCAGCAATGTCGGTGGCATGATGGCGGGGACCAGTCGCCGGTTCGGGCCAAGCGAATGATCCATCTAGGCCAATGGTTGCGCGAGAATGCCACGCGCGTTCGGGATGCTGGCGCATGGGATTGCAGCACATTCCCCGCGGCCTGGGTGATGGCCAACGGACTGCCTGATCCGATGGCTCAATGGCGCGGGCGCTATGACACAGAGGAAGCGGCGCTTGCCCTGATCGACGGGCAAGGCGGATTGCCTGCGCTGTTCAGCAGGGCGATGTCGGGCATCGATGCGCCCCTCAATCGCGGTGAACCTGTGGCTGGCGATATCGGCCTGGTCGCCATTTACGGACTGGAGGCCGGCGCTATCTTCACCGGGAAGCGTTGGGCCTTCGTGACGGATCGCGGCATGGCCTTCGTCACCATCGCGCCGGAACATATAGTCGCGGCATGGAGCCTCCCCCATGGGTAAGGCTTTGGGTCGCATCGTCGCCGTTGTCACGTCGCCTTTGACGCTGATCGACCGCGGGCTAGGTAACTTGGTCCGACAGGTAGGCTTCATGGTGGTGGGCAACGCGATCGGCGGCCCAATCGGCTCGGCAATAGGCGGCGCAATCGCTGGTGGCATCGCGTCCATCACCGCGCCGCCGCCACCTAAGCCGGAAGCGGCGTCAACCTCGCTTAAAACGTCTCGCCCATCGCGCATCGGCGGTTATGGTCGTTCGCGGCTGTACGGTGCTCAAATCCTCTATGAGACGGGACCGAACGGCGCGGCCATCGATGGCTTTGCGGTCCACGACGGAATGATGACCGCACCTGTCACCTTCTATATTGGCGACGACAAGGTGACGTGGAAGGGAGGCGTCAGCTATCCGGGCGGCTACGTCAACGGGCTGGACGACGGCCGCTATGGCGACGACACGACTCGCTTCTACTACACCGATGGGCGGACCCCTGGCACGACCGTCCCGCTGATCGAGAGCGAACTACCCGGCGTTTGGACGAGCAATCATCGTGGCGATGGCGTCTGCCTGATCTACACCCGATTCGCCTCGGTCAAATCCAAGAACTTCCTCAAGCGCTTTCCGAACGGTGCGGCAATTCCGTCGATCGTCGCCGACTGGCAGAAATGTCCAGATCCTTGGGCGGCCGATCCTTGCGACGATGGCGAATGGACTTGGACAGAAAACCCCGTCCGCCAGCTCATGCACTATATCCTTGTGCGTGAGGCTCCAAAGCCGACCGTCAATCACGACGATCCGGGCTATGCCGCCGAATTGATGGCTTTGCGGATCGCCTATTACAACCGCAAGATCGCCCCTTCCCTTTCGACCTGGCGGGCGGCCTCCGATGTCTGCGATGAAGCCGTTGCACTGAAAGCTGGCGGCACGGAGGCGCGCTATCGGTCGTGCCTATCCCATTATCTCACCTCTCCGCATGGCGAGGTAAAGGCGGGCCTGCTGGCGCTGTGCGACGGCTGGATGGCAACGCAGGCAGACGGCTCGCTGGCAATCTATGCAGGCAAATATACCGATCCGACTGTCACCATCGGACCCGACCATATCATTTCCTACGAATGGCAGGGGGTTGGTGTTGATGACGACAGCGCGGTCAATGAAATCGTCTGCTCCTATGTCTCTGACGCCCACGACTATAACAGCGTCGAATGCGATGCGTGGCGCGATGAGGATGATATTGCAGAGCGCGGGACGCTACTCTCCGACACGCTGGACATGCAAACGCCTTCCTGGGGCCAAGTGCGCCGGATCGCAAAACGCCGCATGGGCCGCACAAATGCGGCGTTTCGCGGGACGGTAACAACAAATATAGCGGGCCGGATCGCTCGCAACCAGCGCTATATCAATCTGCTTATCGAAGAAGCGGGCGCGACATTTTTTGATGGCGTTGCAGAAATCATATCGGTTTCGCGAGATGCTGGAACGGGCGGCATAGCCTTCTCATGGATCGCCGCAGACCCGAACATAGACGCCTGGAACCCGGCAACCGAAGAAGGCAATCCGGCAGCGGTGGGCGATCGCGTCGCCCCTACTCCGCTGGAAACGCCGACGATCACCAGCGCGGAACTGGACTATTCGGACAGCAGCGGAACCGACAGCGCCGGCGCGCGCGTGCGCATCATCGCAGCCGGCCCGGATCGCGAAGACCTGACATGGTACGCGCGCTGGAAAACCTCCACCGGATCAGTCTGGAACGAGCAGGAATATAGCGACACAGACCCCGGCGCAGCGGTCGATTTGCTGACCGGCTTCGTCCCGACCGACGCTATGATTGATGCCGAGGTCGCCTATCAGGTGGGCGACGGCCGCGTCTCCGACTGGTCCACCACGGCGACCGTGGATACCACCCTTATCACCCTTGTCGCTGACGATGGCGACACCCTCCTTGCCGGTGACGGCTCCATTCTTTTGGCGGGATAAAGACCATGGCTGCTGCCTTCTTCACGACCGAATATCCCAAACTGGCGGCGATCAACTCGCTGACATGGGCGGCGAACAAGTTCCTGTTGTTCACTGGCGCAGGCGACGTTGCGGCAGGCGATATAACGGCAGCGGGCCTGGCGCTTCTGGACGATGCTGATGCAGCCGCTCAGCGTGTGACGCTAGGCGCGCTTGGGAGTAGTGGCGGGCAGAAGATCAGCGTGGCCGGCTCGCTCACAGATCCAGGCTTCGGCCTGTCCATCCTCAGCAATGCCAATGTGAACGTTGGCACGGTATCGGACGGCGGAAATCCATCCATCCGGGCTGATGCCTATGGTGGCGGAATCCCATCGCTGCGTATCTATCGGGCGACCGGCACCCAAGCCAGCCCTGCGGACATAACCACCAATGATGTGTTCGGCGATGTCAGCGGATATGGCTGGCGCGATGGCGGGTTCGTCCAGCTATCCCGCATCCGCTCGACCTTCACCAGCGCCAGCCCAAGCTCGACCAATCGCGCTGTGTCGGTTGGCATATCAGGTTGCCGCGACGGGAGCGCATCGCTCGCTACGTTCATGAACATCACATATCTCCAGACGACTTTTTCCGGGTCGCTGGCGCCGATGACGGACAACGCGAATACGAATGGCTCGGCGTCCTTCCGCTGGTCGGTGGTCTATGCTGGAACCGGCACGATCAACACCTCCGACGAGCGGGTGAAGCGCGACTTCTCTGCCATCTCTGATAACCTGCTCGACGCCTGGGCGGGCGTTGAGTGGGTGCAGTATCGCTTTTCCGATGCCTACGAGACGAAGGGCGATCAGGCGCGCTGGCACATGGGGTTGGTCGCGCAGCATGTCCGTGACGCGATCGACAATCAGATGGGCGAAGGTTCCGCCGTCCGACTAGGCCTCGTATGCTATGACCAATGGGACGCGCAGGACGAGGTGACGCAGCCCGTCATCGCCGAACGCGATGTCAAAGTGGGGCGCGGCAAGAAGGCCAAGTTCGTCACCGAAAGCTATGACACCGGCGAAGTGGAGGTGATCCAGGCCGCGCGCGAGGCCGGCGACCGTTGGGGCCTGCGCTACGAGGAATGTTTTGCCGTAGAGGCGGCCTATCAGCGCCGACGAATGGACCGAATAGAGGCGCGCATGGCGGGCTGAGGGGTATAAAGCAGTGCCGCCGATAAACCTACGTTTGCGGCCATGCATATCGTCCCCGCGCACCTCTGGAACCCTGACCCCGTTCGCGCCGGGGTTCAGGCGACGACGATCAGCGGCGGAACTTCGCTGGTAGGCGACGAGACGGTTATCCAGACCGATGGCGGCGGCCGGATAGAGATCACCTATGGCGAGTTCGACCTTGACGAGGAATTGCCGCGTCGATCCTGGGGGGCGTGGCAGGACTATCTAGCAGGCGGGGCGCAGATCGTCCTGGCGCCCGTCCTGAAGCTGGAGCATGCACCTGTCCCGGTCGGCGCGGCGGATCGCCCGTTCCTCACCAATGACGACTATTTCCCCACCTCGGCCGCATTTCAGACGCCCTATGTCATCGCGGCGACGGTGGGCAATGCCGCCCTACGCGCCACCACCATAACCATCGCCGTGATCGAAGGGGCAGCGCTCAAGCCAGACACTTGGCTCGGATTTACCCGGCGCGCGCACAAGATCAGACGCATTCTTTCCGTGGTAGGCAACCAGTATACGGTCGAAATATCCCCGCCTCTTCGGCATTCGGTAGCGGGCGGTACTTCGCTCAATTTGGATTGGCCCGTTGTCCAGTGCAAGGCAGTGCTGGGGCAAGACCTGATACCGGCCATTTCGCTCGGCAAATATGGCTCCATGACCGTCGCCTTCGTGGAAGACTTCACGGAGGACGTGCCATGATCGTCGCGATTTACGAGTTCAAGCGCGGGTCCATCATCGCCGTTCCGCTCGATTTCACCGCCGACGATGGCGAGGTTTTGGCTGATGTGACCGGCATGTCGGCATGGCTGCGGTTTGCCGGATTCCGACCATCCGAAGTGACCGATGACATGCCCAAGGTCGCGGAGTTCGCGATCGAGCAGCGCGGCAATAACGAGGGCTGGATACTAACCATAGACGCAGATGCCTCGGCCGCGCTGGATCCGGGATTTCATGTGACCGACATTCGGGTTGGCGACCAGATCAGCCCGGTGACGGCCATCATCAACATCACTCTGCCGGTCACGGGGGGCGCATGACCATCTATATTCGCTTCGCCGGGGAGCCAGTCTTTGGCAATCAGGCTATCGCCGCGATCATTGGCCCGCGAGGCTATGGCGCCGCTCAACAGCTTTACGATGAAAATATCATCGACGCCCCCACAGTCGAAGCCATGAACGCCTATCTCGTAGAGCAAGGCGCTATCGCCGGTGCGGCCGCTGCCGAACCATTCGCCCAGGCGGCGGAAGGATTTGCGGATCAGGCCGCCCTCCAACGCTCAGCCTCCGAACAAGCCGCCATCCAGGCCGCCGCGCAAAAAGACCTCGCCCTGAGCGCCGCCCAAACGGCGATGTTCAATTCGCCGACCTACGACACGGTAGCCGCTGGACTTGCCGCGACCGCAGAGGGAATCGACTTCCTAGTCTACGGCCCGCAGCGCGCTTTCGTCACCCGCTACCGCAAGATCAACGGCAGCGCGGTCTATCAGGACGACGTTGCGAACGGCACCCGCGTCAACGACACGATCTTTTCCCTTGGCGGCCTGGCTGATCGGGCCATGTCGCAATGGGTCCACAAGGGTGCCGGTGACTATATCCCGATCGTCACGGCCCCCAGCGCGGACGGCACTGGTGACGTTATGCTGATCGGCATCCGGCGCAGCGATGGGGCTTATGTCAGCTTCGCCACGCTCGACGGGCCGGGCATGACGACGGGCGTCGTCAACAACCTGCGCGGCTATATCAACGACTGGCAATATGCTGGCGAAGGCACCAAGATTCCGGTGATCGCTCTCGGCAAGCACATGGTGATCTACTTCGACACCGTGCGGGGGCGGCTGGTGTCGTGTGACATGCTGATCGAGGGCGATAGCGGCGTCAGTGGCGGTGGCAGCGCCGCGCCGACCTGGCCTGCCATGGTGCCCTACAGCGAGGCCATCAATGCCGTCATCGGCTATGGGCAATCCAACAGCGTGGGTGCCGGTGGTCAGCCCGCCCTTTCGCTGACCCAGCCCTTTTCCAACATCACCTTCACTGGTGGCGTTAAGAGCAGTTCGCCGTCCGACATGGCCGGCTTCGGCCCGCTGATCGAGAACAACCTGGGCGAGGACAATGCCCCCGTTTCCATTCGGGGTGAGACAATCCTGTCGGTTGCCTGCAATTATGCTGTTCATCTCGCAAGCGCTTATGCCGGCGTCGATCCTTCGGATTTTCGTATCTTCGCCTGCACCGCTGGTCAGGGAGGAACCGCGATTGCCGGATTGGTCAAAGGCACCGCGCCCTATAATCGCTTGCTCGCTCAGGCGACGGCCGCGCGCGACAACGCGGTGGCGCTGGGCAAGAAGCTGGTCATTCAGACTGTGCTGTGGATACAAGCCGAAACGGACTGTGACCAAGGCACAAGCACCGCCGCCTATCTGGCGCATATGCTTCAGCTACCGATCGACCTGAACGCGGACTTGAAGGCCATCACAGGCCAGAAGTCTGATGTTCACATCCTTCTGACGCAGCCGGCTTATAAGGCAGCGACGAACGGCGGCGCGGTCCAACTGGCGCAATTCTATGCCGTCCAGCGGTCCCCGCTGATCCACTTCGTCAGTTCGACGCAGCATTTCGACTATTATTCCGACTGGCTGCACCTGGCGAACACAGGCCATCAGCAACTGGCGGGCTATTTCGGCCGCGCGATCTACCAGTTGCTGATCGAGCAGCGTGTTCCAGACTGCCTGTGGCCAATCGAGGCGACGGCGGCGGGGCAGCAAGTCCGCCTCCGCTTTGATGTGCCCGGCAACCCGGTGGCGGTGGATCTCGCCAATCTGGCATCTACGCTCAATCGCGGCATCAAGATCGTGGACGATACTGGCACGCCCGGATTGTCATCTATCAGCGCTGTTGGCGATGTGGTTACGATGACGCTTGATCGCGACCTCGGCGCCAACCCCTTCCTCCGCTACGCGATCGACTATCGCGGCACCGGTCTGGGCATGAGCGGCGGTGGCTCCGGCAACCTGCGGGACAGCACGCCGGGCACCATCATCACGGACGGTATCGAAAAGCCGCTGTGGCACCTCCCGCCGCACTTCAAACTCCCCATCCTCAAGCTGATGAGCTGAACCATGGCCAGCACCCTCTTCACGCGCCTTCCCTTCGCGGTTTCGCTACCGAACGCCCCGGTCATCAACGCGGCCGATGTGTCGCGCCTCGTCCCGCTGCCACCGCTGCCGGTCGATGGCTACTGGCTGTTCGGCAACGACAATGCCGGGCTGGTCGATCAGATTTACGGCCACGCGCTGGCGCAGAATCTGTCGATCACGATCACGAACCAAGGCGCTGGCTATACTGTCCGCCCGACCGTCTCTCTGGTCGGCGGCGGCGGGACCGGCTGGGTGCTGGAAGCGATCCGAACTGAGGACAAGATCACCGGCGTCACCGTCGTTACGCCCGGCACGCCGTTCACGTCTGCGCCCACCGTCGTCCTGACTGGCGGCAACTATACGACGATCGCGCAGGCCACCGCCTCGATCGGCTCCGCGCCGGTCATCAATCCGACATCGCTGACCATCCCGTCGAGCCTGACCGCCGTGCGCAATGGCCTGCTCACCCCGTTCGATGACAGCCGCGATCAGACCGAATATGCCGTGATCCGGGCCTTTGCTCCGAACGCGACCGAAAACAGCGTCATCATGGGGTCCATCGGTGCGAGCAGCGAAGGCGGCGACGGCATCTTCTATCAGACGAGCAACTATCGCGTGACGACGCGCCCGAACGCTGCCGCCATCCTGTCACCAACCGGCATCGTGGCCGGGCAACCGCTGTTCATCGCCAAGCGCCATCGGTCTTCGGATAACCACCGGTCGATCACATTCGGAATCAACGGCGTGCTGGTGTCGATCGATGCGACGGCGGCCAAGACGC